CGACCAAAGGTATCAAAGACATGTTTCTTTATAGTGGTCTTCTCTCCAGCCGCATTGTAAACCTCCTCATCAATCAGAAAAGGTTCTCCAGCCCTAGTCTTAGACCGTTCAATCCTCCATTTTGAAGGTACAAACGAATCAGCTATATTTGTACCCCCAGCACCACCAAGAGTCCAATCAATCTGGACTCCAACAGCCTCTCGTTTCATTACTGATAGGTTACTCACTAATAACCCATCATCCTTGTCAATAGGGGTAGCTCGAACATTGTCTGGGGGTGGGAGGTTTTGAGTGATACTCTCCCCAATCGCTATTATCAACTTAACAAACTGCTCAACAATACCAGCAAGATTACCAGAATCTAGAACTATAACGAAAGAATGCACCTCAGAGGTATCTGTGAATTGTGGTCGGTTACCATCTGCTGAATCATAAAGAGCTGCTGCAAACTTCTGATTGAAATTGGCTATACCACCTTTGATATCAAGAAATTTTTGACCTTGAATAACAGGTCCTACCAACAATATATAGATACCAACACTCTGATTCAAATCATTCAAAATACCAACAATAAACTCCACAATACCTTCCAGAATGACCTTTAAAGGATTTCCAAGGTCAATAAGGAACATCTTGGCAGTCTCTAATATTGTCAGAATGATATTGAGCACGGTTCTAAATTTCTTCAGAACCTTTGATACTTGATCTGCCGATTCGAGCACAACCTCGGGCATCAAGTTTAATGTGCTTTTCCACTCAGCCATTTAAATTACGCTTCCTGCATTCGTTACGATTCTTTACTAGCTTGTTTCTTTCCTCTACCAAAGCATCTTTGAGCATTCCCAAAGGACCTATGAACTTACTAGCCATATTCTGCATAATGTCATTGTTATGCTTCCACTTGAAAGGCTCCTTCTTTGGTTCTTCTACCTCTTCAGCAATGTTCTCTTCCTGTTCATTCATGAATCACCTCTACTACCCCTGGACCATTAATAATTTCTTAATTAAATCCCGTTCATTCTTCTCTTTTTCATTCAATAACCGTTCTTTGGTGGGTAAAGTCCCTTGTTCTAGATTTACTCTATAATCAATCCAAGAAAATCTCTTGTCATACAATTTATCTATATATTGTAAAGCTGTCTCAAATCTCTCTGGGAATTCAGCAAGTTCTGTTCTGAAATCTTGGACATCATCCTGACGATTACCTAAAAACGTGTCTGTGGGATCTCCATAATCAGGGTTGGTATCGATTTGAGAGTATGGCAGAGTAGCAGTGATGTCATTAAGAGCCCCATTGATAAGGTTCAAAAAGTCCATAAGAGTTCTACGCATATCCTCTGAAAATCGAGTATTTCCTTGCCAGACATCATACGATAGACCAGTATCTGTACTTGGAAAAGCATCTGTACTTGGAATAGTAATGGTATCTCCACTGACTTCTTCTACCCACCACATACCAGCATTTACACCTGAAGATATTTCTAGAATATCTCCCTTCACTACACCTAGAACTTCAAAATCTTTTGAAGTGTCTTGGAAAGTTTGAGCCCCAGTCACCGCACCGGAAGTCCCAGAAACAAAGGCTGATGTATCATATAGAGTATCAAAAAGGTCATCCAAAATACCTTGGAAAGTAACATCTTGAAGTTCAGACTGTTCTTCTAGAAGTTTTGTTCTCCAATCTGCTATATATTGAGATTCACGTCTCACATCATCAACTTTGTAATCAACGCATAGAGCCCAATTCCCTGTATCAGGGAGGGTCCCTGGGAAACTTCCACTAATTGTGATACTGTTGCTATCAATAAAAGATAGAATAGTATATGTCCCATCATTTCCGTTAGAAGTACCTGTGATGGTTATTTTACGACCCACATCACTACTTTGAAATACTGTGCCAGAAACATCAAGACGATCATTTGCCCCTGTGTCAGTTAGACTACCACCTGTCCCATCCTCAGCAACTCGGACAGCATCCTGAAGAGTCATTTGAGTTTCACTATCAATACTATTGATTCTCCAGTTCCCCCGATTCTTCCCTTCAGGGATTACCAGAGTATCTCCCTTCACCAATTCATCTGTTTCCCATGTAGCATTAGGATCAATGAAAACCGTAGTGGTGTCAAAATACCCTGTATCACCAGAAGCCCGACCAGTAGTGCTTGTACCTCGTTTGATATCGAATGAAACACCAGTCTCTGAGGTACTAAAGGCTCGCACCGAAACTGTGGTAGTAGCAACCGTCTGTATCCAATATGTCCCGTTATTGTAGTACCCAGAAGTTGAATTAACGATAAGTTTATCCCCAACAATAACTCCAGCTACGGGGAAATTTTTACCCGTGTCTTGAAGTGTCAGAAGGTCAGTTTGGATATTAGCTGTAGTCCCACTGGTCCTAAGAGTTGTTTCAGTAGAATCCCAGATCTCATAATCAACAGTACCATCTTGACGATGTTTAAATGCTGCTACCTTAGCTTGCACAGAAGTTGGAAAAGATGTGATAAGATAACGACCTGTATTTGAACCTGTAAGAAGAATCAGCTCATCATTAACTTCAAGATTGTATCCAGCAATATCTCCCTCAAAAGTCTGACGATCTGACAAAATATCACCATCAGTATCTCGAACACCCTCAAGAGTATTTGCCGTAATAGCATCTATAAGATCTTCTTCACCCTCAAATACAAAATCAAAGTTTGCTGTTGCATTGATCTTGAATGGAATTTCTCTGTCATTCCAATCATTGTATACTTGCCCATCCAAAGCTGGGAATCGGTATGGTTCTGTAAGGGCATTGCCGTAACTAATCTTACCTTCTAGGTAAGACAATGGTTGAATTGGAGTCTGACCTGGAAGTGGGAATGGGAACCCCATATTGATAAGATTCCCAGCTTTCATATCCACTGCAAAATCAAGCCCTGTCTTATATGTTTGGAAATGACCAATTGGGTTCCCGCCACCATCATCTTCCCACCAAAATGGATTATGATATACCGTGTCATTAGGTAAAAGAGCAGGGCATGTAGTACCACTGGGGGGTGGTAATGTGGGGGTAAGGCTATATGAAACGAAATCAACAGTGATTGTATTCGGAGTGGACCCTGTATCTACTGCTGTAACTATCCCAGCCACAAGATATGGATTTGAGGTACGTCCTATCATCACCTCATCATCAACAGCAAACCCAGGAACCATGAATTCCTCACCATCTTCAGAAGCACTCTCTACTTCTAATGTAGCTGAACTTTCTCCTGAAGCTATTGAATTGAGAAGTTTGGTTCGAGCTGGACGGTCTTTCACACCTGAAATACTTGCTAAATTCTCACGACCAATTTCATAAATCTCTTTCAAAAATTCATCAGGGAATGAATAACCAGGACCAGCCCCTTCTGTAGGAGAGCTAGCACCAAAGAATTTACCATATTCAGGATATAGACGACTATATCTTGAACCCTTCCACATTGCCTGTGAACGACGTGGTGGGAATCCAGGTGGGAAAGGAGGGGATGGGAATGCAGGCCAAGCTGGTGAAATATAGATAATGCTATCGATATGATTCACAGCAGCACTTGGTTCAACAGGAGTTGTGTAAAGACTGTCTGTAAAAAGGAACTTCCCGTGAATATCCCCCACAACTCTACCATCAAAATATGCCAAAAGGTCTTCTATCAAATTGCAGACATCATTGTAATATAACAAATACCTTCTTGCCACGGCATCACTGTCTACAGTATCACCATAATCCCAGTAGAAAGTGCTCTTCCCTTTCTCATTTAGAGCTGGTGGTGGGGGTGGTGGGCCAGGAGGACCTGAAGAAGGTGCTTGAGAAGCCGCAGCTTCCCCCAGGGCAGATGAAACTTCAAGAGCAATGGTATTGAAAGGCTCTACCCTGAAATACAGTGTATCTGGGTTATAGACGGTATAAGAGGCAATAATAGAAGCCCCCAAGAACTGATTTGAATCATCAGGCACATATCTGTAAATATACTCTCCTGAGAATTCATGGTCTTCATCATACGTTTCTCTACCAGCGTAATTGAATTCAAGAATATCATTGGAACCTAATGCCTTGGTTAGTAGTAAAAGGGCACCTGATTCAGATACACTCAAATCAGTATCCAAAACTAGTTCCTCAACAGTACCGGCATTTTTATTCCTGAGACGAAGAGTAAATGGCTCTGTGGTAACCAATGGGAGACTTGTCACAAATTCTGTTGTCTGATCTGGAAACACAGGTCGGATAGATCGCTCCAAAGCTCCTGGTGTGTAGTAATATTCTGAAGGGAACTTGGAACCAACTTGAACTACAGTACGGTTATCTTCAATAGCTACACCCAAAACCAAATAGTCATCGCCACCCAGAGTCAGGATAGTACCAACACTGATACCAGTCACAATAGTTTTGAAATTTAGAGCATAGCTTCCTTTCTGAGTTTTCTCAAAACGCTCAGTTACAGGCTCAAAGTAATTTGAATCCAGGGGTTGGCTTGATACCAAAAATGTTGGTACTTTGTATGTTTTACGAAGATAAGAAGCCAAAGTCACTGTGGTCTTACCTGATGCATATGATGAGCTTGAAACTCTATAAATGTCGTTCCCACCCAGAAACACAAACTGATCTGCTACAAAAACTGAAGACACATCTCCCCAGGCTATGAATTCATTTGTACCTACCTCGAAATCATAGCTTGGGAAAAATATTGGGTAGGTAGATAAAGTGAATGACTTTTCACCCCCAACAGGATCAATGATATAGTATTCTACAGTGACTTCATCATCTCCTGCCAAAGGATCTATGAATGTTAGGGTATTCGTATCCCAATCAACAGATACTTTTTCACTGGTTTCAGTATCAGATAACTTGTAGAATCTCCCAACACCACTGGTAACATCACCTCGGTACACCAAAATGCCAAAACTGGAATCTGTTTCTCGATCATCAGGATTAAATGGCACATCCACAGAACCAGGGGTGATCACACAAATCTCATCCCAAATACGAACTACAAGGTGTTCCTCTTGTAAATCGCCACCCTCTTCTGTGTAGTAAAAAGCCTTCAGTCTTTCCCAATTCAATAGAGGTGTGTTGAGATATATACCTCCATTACCAGAATTTACCATGTAATCTGAAGGATATAACCACCATGAGATCCATACTGTCTGACCACTATAAGTAGTGAGGTCTGCTGCTGAGAAATTTACATCCCCAGTTTCTTTTGAGACTTCAGCAGTACCAGCACTGGGAGTTCCAAAATCACCATTTGTTTCAACCCAGGAAATATCAATAGTATCAGCATCTAGCTGAAATTCAACACGAGCTGAAATGTCTACAATAGGAATTGTTCTTCTAGGACTATTTGATATTGTGCCAATAGGAAAAAGTTTCTTCAACTTGAAATAATCTTCAGGCAATTGAAGCTCTTCCCAGACTCTATCTCCCAATATCTCTGGTTCATCCCATATCTCATAAGCGATACGAGTACCTGTAGAAGGAAATGGAATACTACTTTCGATTTCTAATTCAACACTACTAGTAATTGAATCAATAAGGTAGGAAGCCTTATTTGGACCTGATAAGATCACTAATTGTTTCCCAGCAAACCCTGTGAAATCAGCCGTAGTATCTCTAAATGTTGTTGCCGATGTGACTTGACCCTTTGTTCCAGTGTCAAGAGTCTTACCAAATCGATTGATAAAGAATATTGCTCCACCATTAGATTCTAAGAGATAATCATCTCCTTCTGACATGTCCGTATTTGGACCAGCCTCAGGACCATCTCTTAACACAAAACCGTACTGAACAATCCCAACATCCTCAAAGTTGTAAAATGAAGCATCTGTGTCAAGACTGATATCAAACTTCCTCCTGTAAGCAAGAGTCAATTCTTTTGTCTCATAATCAAGCAAAAAACCCACACCAGCACTAGAACTAGTTTTGAGGTCCTGTAATGTTGTGATCCCCTTTCCCTCAATTCTAAATGAAGGGTTTTTGTATGGAGCTGAAAGAGGTGGTTCTATAGGGGATACTGGCAATGCTTGAATAGGAGATGCAATAAGACCTGAAATCAGAGTCTGATCTTCTACAGTGACTAGACAATTAAGATCTGTAACATCAGAATCAGAACCATCCTTATTGACTAAACTACGGAAATACCGCACCCCAACATCTTCACTACTCAAATCATAATCACAGACCACAGCATAAACATTCCAGGATAAAGGAATCTTATATCGTCTTGCCTCAGCATAATTGAACTTGATAGTACCATCAGTTTTGAGTTCTACTTCTCCATATTTCACCGTAGTAGAAAAACTTGACACAATATTAGTCTCTGTGACTCGACGATAAGCTGTGGCAAAAGTGAAATAAATTATGACATCTCCACCACTGGAAGGCACAGCACTAGGAGGCATAGAACCAGTAGTAGTAGGATTAGCGGGATTTGAAATGTCAATAGTACCAAGACTATACGTTTTAGCACTCAATCCAGGTGATCCAGGACTATCAAAAGAATCATAAGCCCCCCAGTAATACACCATATCACCTTCGTAATTAGTGATATCTGTAGAACTAAAATTCAAAGTTCCCTTGTCTTTTGCCCATTGCACAGTACCAGCACTAGGACTAGTAAAATTAGCCTCTGTGTTCACAGCTACAGGGGTAAGAGGAAGTCTATTTCCAATTCTAATGATTGGAAACTGTGTAGGGGAAGGAATGGGATTAAGAGCAAGACGATAAGCGTCTAGAGGGTCTTCTAAAGCCCCTAAACGGTATTTACTCTCATCCCCATAGTTCACAAATCCTTCAGTCTGATAATAAACTGCATCCCCTTCAAAATCATCTACATCATCCTGAGAAAAATTCAACTCACCTGAAGTATCATGGATCTCAACAGTCCCTGCTGCAAGAGAAGCTGGAGATGTGAAAGAGGAAACTACATTGAAAGTAGTCAAATCTGAACTGCTAGGATCTGAAATGTAAAATCGATACGGATAAGTATCAGTAGGGATAGGAGCTGCAACCAACCTTTCAGTATTTGACAATGATCCCAACGAAAGAGGGGAACGTCCAGGTAAAGGTGTCCATCTCTGATCTGCATCAGAAAAACCAAACTGACCACGGTCCTTGTTTGCTACCCAAGCAAACTCTATTTCATGCATCCAGCCATTGTTAAGAGCTGCTACCATATAATCAGCTCGTTCCGTAGGACTGAACCCTGAAAGTTCCTGTGTATCAGGTGCAGAGGTATTTGGAGAATTCGATTCTGCCACCTTGGGTTTTCTTAGCACCCATCCTGAAAGATTTAATTCAATAGCACTCATAACATTTTCCCAATTCCAACTCCAGATGATGGTACTGGTGGAGGTACAACTGGAGATCCAGCAATCACCTGAATTATCTGAGCAGTAGCTAACCCTTGTGTCAATCCTTGAGCCACGGCAGTTGCAAAAGAGGGTGTAGATTGTCCCGCAAAACCCCCTGCTGAAAGCATACCCATTAGCTGCCCCTGTAAAGGGGCTGGTCCTCCTATAATCAATAACTGCCCTATCCCTGACCCCACAGCTACAGTAGGATGTTGTGTCTGCACAATAGCCATTGAAGCTATGAAAGAAGCCACAGCATTCCCGATAGCTGTCATGAGCCCAGGAGTTGATGTACCCTTCAAATTGTTTGCTGTAGCAGCACCAAGAAGGGGACCCACAAGTTGAGGTGGAGTGATTATCACTTTCCCTGTACCAACACCAGTCCCAAAAGTACCAACATCAGTTGTTTTCACTTGAAGAGATAGAAGATAAGTTGTGACAGCATTGGAAATAGCCAATGCCATAGGTTGAGCCATTGTGCCAGCAAACCCAGCACCACTCATAAGAGGGGACAATAGCCCCATAAGTCCTGGAGGAGTCAGGGGCATATCACACCTTTACAGTTGGGGAGCCCATAAGTGGCATACCCGTCATATAATCAAGATGACCTCCTGGGTTGGGTGGGCCTGTACCAGAAACCACACCACCTGCTAATACCTTACCAATATCGACCAGTGGGGCATCTATCACTACTTTTACTTTTCCTACCACATTCACTTGTAAACCATCCAATGTCACATTACCAGCTAATGTCTTGATATCTATATTACCTGAAGTGACATTAATAGCAACACTTCCTGTTGTGACACTTACTTTCCAATTACCAGCTACAATTTCTGTGACTCGATCCCCAGCAGTCAAAGTCTCTTTAAGGTTCCCTAAGGTGAGGAGTGCTATTTGGTCTCCAGCGACTAGGGTTAATTTTGAATTCCCAATCAGATTTTCTCGTTCAAAATCTCCTTCTATTATAGTTTCCTTTATGCCTTCAGCATATGTAGCTTCCACATTACCTTTAACAGTAACACTTTTCTTTTCACCCACAAAAGTTGAATGCTCACCTATCACTTTTTGGGTTATTTTATTGTAACGCTCATCTTTCGTACCACTGACTTCTTCCTTGAAGTTCCCAAACACAGTGGAAAACTTCCCACCTCTCAAACTTTCAACGCAGGTACCTTCACAGACAAATCGGTACCCGTTACCATCATTGTCCTTACCTCGAATCTCAATATTTGCTGATCCAGTCAGGGTTTGATTGAAACTATACCCAGCAGCATCTTTACCAAGATTCAGGTCAATTGACCCACCTGTAGTTATATCAAGGCTCTTTGCACCCTCACCATCCTTGCCTATGACAGCCTTCACATTACCATGAGTGTTAAAAGAAACAGACTTTCCCTCACCTAATGGATGAGCACTTGTGGTTGCAGGATAGTGATAGAAGGCATGCCCACCCTTATCATGAGCAATAAAGATTTCACCTCTTTGGTCAGGACGAATAAGACGATATACGAATGCTGCTGCTAGTCTCTCATCTTCATTATCTGTACCTCTTGCACATGGCACAAGAGAAGGAGTGATATCACCAGGAACAGAATCTTTACCACCAAACAGAATTGGTCTTAGGACCTTTCCATAATTGACTCGATCTTTATCTGTATAGATACTGTTCCCTACATATGTACCATATACTCTTTCGATGAGAGGATAATCGTAGTCAACTTCTATACCATCTACCCCTTCTGAAACTTGGAGTATTCCGTCAGAAGTATGATTTATTTCAAGACGATCTTCCACATAAGAAAAAGTCTGTTTGTCATAAGGTGAATTGTAGTCTGTAGACGCTGGAACCACATAGTACCGTTTACCATTTGGAAGAACACAGGTGGGGAATTCTTTGAAATTCACCTCTGGAAGAAGATTGTAATCATCATCAAACCAATCCCAATCATCTAGTATATCAAATGCAGGATGTGATGTATTTACCATACCATCTTCATCAAATATATCAGCAGGAAGTAATAACTTACTACGAGAAATAAGCCCACTATATCTTCTACCTGATGCTAAAGCTTCATTGAAATTAAGAGTATTAACATGGAATGTGTGATCATCAGCTCGAAGAAATACCTCATCACCAGCAGCAGAATAAAGCCTCACATTCCGATCTAGCACAAGGTCAGATCCTTGACTGGAACTAGCTAGTATGTTTCCAGGATATATTTTCCTGAGTTTATATCTAGTAGTACCAAACAATGCTGGAAAGTCTTCTAGGGGAGCTTCGTTAGGATTGGCTACAGCCACAGGATCATAATTCAATTGTGACAAGTACCCCTTAGGTAAATACCCAAGTATCATAGGAGTACCATGACCACTTACGAATCGTTTAAATCCAACTACTACAATACTCCCTACTTCGGGGATACCACCCAAGAAAGAACGGGCTCCAGCCATAGGTTGAGACAATGGCACTTCAGAACGAGTACCAGAGGCATCTACAAATTCAATGTCAGCCAGTAATGTCTCATAATCTACTCTAACGATCTGACCAATACGTAAGAACTCATATTTGGATCTTGCATCGGTAAGAAATTTAGAAGATCGTGGCTGAACACTCATTTATCACTACTCCGTATATCTTTTTCGTACTTAGCATGCTCATCCCAATGAGCATCATCTTCTGCAAAAATGTCTCTTAATAATTCGGACATACCTCTTTTAGTAGAAGCTCTTCCACGTACTTTTTGCCAATCCCCCTCTCCTTCACGATTTGATAGAAGAGATATGAAATCAAGTTCCATTCTACTTAAGGTGCAATCACAAAGAGTTTCTTTTTCTTGTATTGGATTCAAATTGGTATATGCCACACCCTTAGACACAGAATCCACTTCAACAGTGAGTGGATCATCAATAGTATAAGTAGACACACCCTGAGTCCCAACATCTCTCCTTGAAGCTTGTTTACTTTCCAAATCAGTATCACTACTAGGGGACATAGTGAGAAAATTCTCAAGCCCCCTTGAATTGATGACATCAGAAAATCTTGACAGATCTGGTGTTTCTGTTTGCCCCAAAGAAATACCTCCAGAAGGCTCTCGTATCCCACCACCACTCAAAGTCAATCCTCTTCCATAGGAGTAATTACCAATATGTTCATACCCATAATTATCTGACACAGGAAATACAAGTCGAACAGCTTTCTTTCTTGCCGGAAGTTCATTCTTAGCTTTCACATTTTTACGTGGCTTCCCATCTGTTTCACGACCATCAAGAGCCAAATCAATATTCACAGTACCAGCTTGTTTTGCTAAATCAGACTTTACCTGAGCATAAACATATTGTCCTAAACCTGGATTACCCCAGGAATGCAAAAACTCCATAGCATCTTCTTTAGACATATCTTCTAAGCTAAGGTTGTATATTGCTTTTGCATGCTTAGCAAATACCGATGATGATACTTTCTTTCCTTTTTTTGTTTTAGTCTGGCCTCCTAGCATAGCCTCAAATTCTTTATCTGGAATTTCATGAGCACCTTTATGATATACCATCACAATGTTTTTATGCCCTTCAATACGACCAGTCTTTGAATCTCTAGGAGTATCAGAACTTCTATTTTGATAAGTAGTGGTCTTTGCTTTCTCAAGTTCTGGAACACTAGTAGCAAAATCTTTTGGAGCTATGAATTTACCTCTTTTTTGCATAAGAGACAATGTAGTTGTAGCTCTACCACCAAATGATATGGTGTGAGAAATACCAGATACGTACCAAAACTCATCTCGTGACTCAATATAGATAGGGAACCCCATTCGCAGCTCAGGTCTAAGTGGGATTGTAACAGAACCAGTACACCTTCTTGCATTGGCATGATCTAAAACATCTAAGCCATGAAAGAATAATGCTTTTGGACTTGTGATCCATTCTGAAGTGTAATCATGTGCCCTTAAACCATATTTGGATAGTAACTTATAATCAGTCACAGTACACGAAGGACAAATCTCTGAAGCAATACCATATTCTGATCTGGAACTATAAGACCCTTTCATAGTTAGCATTGTATATACTTCAGATTCAGACGAAGTAAAATCCCAATCAATCACGTCAATATCTTGAATCCAACTTATAGGGTAATTTCCTCGAACATCAAGATTCCAAAAAGGTGGCTTGAATACGATATCTCCAGTAGTATCCATAAAGAATTCATAGTTTATCACATCTTTGATATGATTTGCTATTTCTAACTTACTCATATATTCAGATTCCCACAGGTTCACTTGCCCAGCCTGTGTGAACATATTTTTCCAACCAACTATTTCAGGACTAGTAGGGTCCAAGAAATTTTTGTTGGTATCTTCGTTTTTCAACTTATGTAATGCATCACTAGCTAATCTACGATATTCTTTACTGAGTTTTGATCTCAACCTTTTATTCTTAGTCGTAGCCATCTTTTGTTCTAACTTGTCAGCAGCTTCATATAAAGCTGAAGGTCTCAAATTAGCACCATTAATACCATATAAAACAAGAGATTTCTTAAACCGAGCAAACCTTTCTCTCCAATACTTCATAATAGAAGCTACTGCCATTTGACCTTTCTGAGAGAAAGCATCAATAGGACCAGATTGCAATGACCTTTGACCTAAAAACAAATCCCCAGTCACATTTCGAGACAATGAAAAAATGATATCATATGGATTAGCACCAGCAAAGATATTACCAAGCAATGGTATGTACCCTGCTCTAGTCATACCAGCTTCAAAAAGATGAGGAGTCACATTCAACCTTGTCTTTTCCCACCATTTCAAAATATCTGCACAAGACAAACTAATAGAATGTTCACCAGAACTGTAACTTTCAGATACCTGAGTGATAAGACCCCAAAAAACAGGGTAGTATTGAGGCACCCCATATACGTTGAAGTATCCTTTCATAAAAATTTCAACTTCCATCATTTCTGTAATCAAGAAATGACCATCACCGTAGAAATTATTAATGTCATGCCTTGGTATAGAAAGGGATATCGAAGCACTACCTGGAACTGAATCAATATTGAGATCAATAGAAATACTATTCACATATGGATTTATATCAAAGCTACGTTCACATTTGACACATTGAGCAAGATCTATTTTACCATTGATGCGTACAAAAGCATCTGGAGCTACCCTAACTATCTTCTTTGATCTATATGTCCCCTTAAATAAAGGGGGTCTTTCCCATCCTACACCCATTAGTTACCTCGCCCATAAGCGTCAATTATTGAACTCACAGCAAATTCAAACGAGTATGGAGTATTATATGGATTTTCTTCACGATCAGAAACAGTAAAATTATTGAAATTCCCAATATACACATTCCCATCCCAAAACATCATAACAGAACCAACCAAAACAACCCTCCTACGGTCGTAAAGGTCAGAATACACTCGACCATTATTCTCGTATATCATAATTAGAGACATTAAATTCTGAAATGAAAGTGATGCTTTCTTATGTGAACGAGTAATCATTACTTGATGCTTAAGGTTCCCCCCTTGCATTTGAATACCATAAAAACCACCTATTGTACCATCACAACTCACAGTATCAAGATTCTCCCCCCAATGCTCACGAACATACCCTGACCGTGTAAAAGACCCATCTATAATCAACTTAGACATATCATGACTAAAAGTAGATGGGTTTATCAACAATACAAGAGGAGGTACTTCACTCATTTTTTTTGTGATCTTATCAATATTATCTCTACTTGATCTCAAATTTTTCAATGACTCTTCAGCATTACTTTTCACTTCATCTATCTCAAACTGTGTACGTCTTTTATCCTGATCTGCTTTGCTATCTTTCACCCAGTTTTCAATATTTGATGGTGGTTTAGTTGAAGGTATATCTGGTGGGACCAAAGCAAAAACCATAGGAGCTATAGATGGAACACTACCTTTAAGTGGATATATAGACTCATCCTCTACAACAATGAAATTACCATAGTTGTTCATAGGCTTGGGGAGCAACTCCTCAAGACTTTTAAGTATAGATGGATTAAAGTCTCGTTTATTAGCCACTATTTCAACTCCTGATAACCAACACTTCTTTCACTTTTTTCCACTTTGAAAGACCATGAAAGTTCAAATGCCCATGGTTTAGTAGCATCTTCACTCACATTGAAGTTAATGAAATACCCTTCAAATCTTTTCTCAGCCCTTTCAGCACTAGAGTAATTAATAATGACACGTCCTTGAAAAAGGATTTGCCCATTAGCATCATAAAAACTACCATTATTTCTATATAATTCAAGCAAATCTTTAAATTTATCATAAGCTATAGCATTACGTCGATAAAGACTTTCACCTGTCAATCCATAATTGACATCCATGAAAGCTCCTGTACTTTGAGATGCTGATATTTCATCCATCTCACGACCCCAATGCTGTTCTACCCAACCCCCTTTTGTCTGTATCCTTTCAATTTTTTGGACCATCCTCTCTTCAAGAGTAGTTGGATTAACATGAGAAATCAAAAAGAAACTCGTCAAAGGATCACCGGTAGGTAACATAATCCCAAAGATCACAGGTATCCTGTCAATACGTCGTTCATTTTTTGTAAAAGCTCCTGGGATATTTGTCATCTATCAACCTCTTCCCAACTCAGCTTCTCGACGTTTATCTTCAGCCAAAGCATCCATTACTACCTTCTTCACCTTTGCAGGATCTCCTTGTATATTGAAAGTGTTACTTTGATTCCTAGTGATACTTACTGGCTTACCACCCCCAACACCACCCCCAGCAGTAGCTAATCTAGCCATGGCTTTACCTGCCAAAGCTCCTGCTGGTGCTCTCATACCACGAGCAGCTTCTGAAGGATTGAATGCTATATCACCAGCAGATAACTTGACATACCCTGTTTTTGAAACCAACATGTCATGAGTAGCAGGTTCCCCAGACATTGCCGAAGCTGGACCTTTCATAGTCCACTTCAACATCTTTTCAGTAGAACCTAAACGTTCTTTCAGGTTAGTGACATCATCAAAACCAGCACCTAATTGTTTCAAAAGACCATAAGCCATCAAAGCCCTGAAAGAACCATCAAACACTGCATCTGCAAACGATTTCTTATCTTTAGAAACTAATTTGATCCCATCAGTAGCCATCTTTTTCAATGTCTTTGATTGTGTCTGAGCATTCCTATATGTATTCTTTGCTACAGTTACAGGATCTTGAGCAGGTGATTTTGTTACAACAGGTTCTTTCTTTTCAATAGGAGCTGGTGTCAATTTTTTTGAAGGCTTTGTTTCCTCTTTAACTTTTGGCATAACTACTTTTGGTGCTCTTTGTATACCAGTATCCCCTCTACCCATATAAATTTTACCATGAGTTGCTTCAAACTGAGCTTTGTATTTATCCTGCATCTTTTTAGCTTCTTTTTTACTGCGCTCAGGTTCTTCTTTCATACTCTTTAGAAGCTTAGATTCTTTTCTGGCTGCACTTAATGCAAATGTGAAATCTTTCAAATCAGATTCGGTCATATCACCTAAAGATTTAGCAAACTCATCTTTGGCTTTTTCAGCTTCAATTCCACCTTTCTTCATAGTTTCAAACAACCGATCAAATGCTCCTACATCTATATCTTCTTCATCCCAACCTCTAGCTGTAAGTACATCAACTAATTTTTGAGGGGAGAACTCCGCACCTTTTAAAGCCTCTGAGACACCTTTGGTGATCATATCAGAATCGGTAGCATCTGCTCCAGATGTCATTAGACCCTTTTTGAGATCTTTAACCACACCTTGATCTGCAAAACCTCCCATTTTTTCATCAAAAATCTTACCCACATCTTTGATCTTCTGTTGAGCTTTCATGTAAGGTGTAGTCACACCAGCAAGATCCAAAATCGGAGGTAAAAGGTCTCTCAAAATAATTGAGATCATATGTCCTAAAGACCTTAGGACATTTTTGAAACCTTCTTTCATTACCTCCGACATGCTAATAGTAGCTTGTGCAGCTTTTTCAGCCACAGTCTGCTGAGTATCCATATTAGCGACTTGTTTTTTTAGTTTATCAGACATGAAATCAGTCTTCTTAGCTTGCCTCCAAGTCCCATCAGCAGTTTGCTTATAAAGGGTGTTACCTATTTTCAGATATTCATTCCTAATACCTGTCTCTTTTTGAAGTTGTGCTAAAGAACCACCATATTTAACTGCTTCTTTTGTTTGTTTTTCCATAGCACTACGCATACCAGCATCAAGTCCCTTAATTGCCTTCCACTGTTCCAATGAAAGACCTAATTGTTGACGAGCAACCATAGCTTGAATACCAGATGCCTGAGCAATAGGCCCTGTAAAACGCTCAATAGCCGAGAATTGGACTTCTACCTGTGCCTGAAGGTCAGCACTAGCAATACCTGTAGCAGCCCCCACAAGACCTGCCTTGGCCTCTCTAGCAACTTCTGCAAAGGTTGACAATCTTCTGGCTACCTCATCCATACCTTTTGTGCCAGCAGCTTTCTTTTGAAGTTCTTCTATAGCACCAACATTCCCTTGCAAAGCCTTATTATATAAGTCTTGGTTACCAGCACTGGCAAAGAAAGCACCATTTTGATCCTTTAATGACTTCAAACCTCTCATTTGAGATCCACGTAAAGCATCTAACGTTTTCTTATGACCAGCTAGAGCAACAATACGGATACGGTCTTGCTCACCCATATTTTTCATCTGACCAACGAGCCCACCTATCATCTCAGCAGCTTTTTTTGGGCCAACAGATTTACCGAGAAGTTCCAGCATACCAGAAACTTCATGGGCTCGAACACCAAACAAAACAAAATCAGAAGACACATTTTTCACGGTATTGAAAAATTTACCAACATCCATATTAGCTTCAAGAGCATCCTGTTGTATCTGAGCAAATGTCATAGCAATTGCTTCAGTAGACATCCCAAGATTTTTTCTCCAATCACCGATTGTCTCAGCTCCTTCAGTAAGACCAATACCAAAATTCTTACTTGCCACATTAGCTAAATTCACAGCATCTTGTAAGTTTTTAGCATCATCTCCAGCCTGGCCTGTAACATCTGCAAATGTCCAACCAGCTTTTGACATAGCACCTAAAGCTGCTGCAAATTCTTCATGCTTAATCCCAGTTCTTAAAAAGAAACCAAAATCGTTACCTGCTTTATAAAGAGTATCTAACCCATCGTGAAAAGCACTGGCTGCATCTTTACCCTCCAAAAATGTAGCTGCCATCAAATTACCAGCACCAACATTACTTAACATAGACTTGTTAAAATCTTTGATAGCAGAATCAGCTTCTAACAAGAGCTTCACTAGGGCTCCAATAGCTGCCACTGCTGCTAATGCAGCACCTGCAACCATGGCTACTTTACCAAGACCAGATAAAGCTGCACCTCCAGCACCACCACCACCTGCTGCGGCTCCTGCACCCTTACCAGCAGCTTTTTTTGCTCCTTTACCTAACAAACCACCTTTCTTGTCAAGAGAACGAGACCATTTTTCAAGTCCAGCAGGAACTTTCTTCTGTAAAAATTCACCAGCTTTACCAATACCTTGGAAAAAAGCTTCTGGACTTTCTAAGGCATGGAAGGCATCATATATGAAATCAGAACCACCCTTCATAATCTTAGGCACTTCATCTTTCAAATCCTTAGTGGTTCCTTCAGAACCCTTTTCGAATGATTTTTGAATGCCTTTTACAGTATCCCTAAAAGATCTCTGTAAGCCAACTAGGTTCTTATCATTAACAGTTGCATTCTTCATATCTTCGATAAGGTCTTCACCTCTTTGAAAAGCATCCTCTAAATTTTCTTGGAATTCCTTTCCTCCAGTAGCTGCCATATCCTTAAAAACTTCAAACTGCTCAATCATCGTAGCAGTCTCTATATCTGGTTGCACTTCAATAGAAGGAAGACCCATAGCTTTAGGGTCAAACTCAGGCTTTATAGTAGGAGCATGTTTTAAGAGAGTCTCAAGAGCCTTACTTATAGAAGCAGCACTATCATCAACACCTTCTTTTAAACCTTTTTCTGTAGCATCTTGAATAGCAGCTTGAACAGCAGGGCTTATTTTCCCCACTGATTTTCCTGAAAAAGCTTCACCCCAAAACGAACTTGCTGCTTTAGCTTCTTTTGCTATATCCTTACGTAACCCACGAAAACCTTCAGCGAAATCTTTCTTGATAGTACCTGCAATATTTTTCGGAATCTGTTGCAATGACTTGGAAATGCCATCAACACTAGCTTTAGCTTTCTTTGCTTCTGATATGAGAGTTTTGAAACCTAATGGTTTAAAAGCTACATCTTCAGCAATACCCAAAACTGCCTTATGAATATCACCAAGATTATTGAGAACCTTATCATGACCTTCAGTAGACAGCTTATATATCTGTTCATAAATCTCTTTTTCAACCGCAGGCATTATTTTCTCCCTATGTTCGGGGTCTCTACCTCAAAACCCTCTACAATATCTGAATTTATAGAAGGATTAAGACGGTTGATGTATTTGGAAGATCTCGACATTTCATACATCCGTTGCATAGCAGGAGAATTGATAACCCCTTGACGCCTCTTCTCAAGAGATTCCTTAGCTTGATCTAGAGAAAACACTCTTTTACCAGGATTCTCATCTTGAAGATTTTGCAATTCTTCTAGAGATAGAGGGGATTCTTCCATTATTTCAAGATAACTTTCTTTTTGTTTTCTATAATCTTCTGTTGTTTTCCTTTCGTATTCTTCTATAACTTTGTCATGCCAATCTTTCTCACCCTTCAGACTACGTTCCAACTCATCCATCAATTCTTCAACAGTATTGGCTTGTATTTTAATAGTGTCATCTTCAACAACACCTTTACGGATCATTTCTCTTTCTTCACGTTCTCTAGCTCGACGACCTTTATCATGAGCCTCTATGTTTCTAACTCCTTTGGGATTAAAACAAGATCCTACAAACTTAGCATAATCCCAATCAACTTCACGAGCTATCTTGATGTCTTCCAAATTATTCAAAGAAACCCATAATTTCTGGTAGGTATTCAACCCAATATACTGAGTACCTTCGACACCTGAAACCATAGGATCATTCAATTTGTAGCCTTTCAAAGACATCCAATTCTGCCGTGATACATCCTCATAACAATAGGCTTCAATAAGAGGCCCACTTTTCACAGATAAATTATTAAGATCAGTCAACAATGTAACCATACGTGTTAAGTATGATACAGGCAAGGTTTGCAAAGATTTTATGATATATGGTAATGACTCAGATCTGCTCTGAAGAACATTCACATCATTTACCATAAGTATGGAATGAGCTATAAAATACAATTGGTGTATAATATGATCTGATTGACGAAGACCTAGATACAAACGTGCTTTTTCAAACTCTACAGTATTGATTGTCTTTAAAACAAATCGTGTATCTTGGATGCAAACAGGAAGAGTCAAAAAACCCTGGAAGATAAGTTGTTCCAGATTCTTATATCGAAGCAGCCACTTTTCTTCTCGTTGTTTTTCCTTTTCTCTTTGAGACCTGTAGCGTTCTACACTTAGATCAGGATTATGTTGATCCCTATCCAATAGGGCTGTACGAGTATCTGAGACCACATCAAAGCACCTTATGGATTAGATGGAGATTCAGCATTTGAATCGTTATCTACTTCAGGAGGTGATGTATCTGTAGAAGGTTCCTCCTTAGACAATTTTGCTTCAGCCTCCAACTTTTCATTCTCAAACAAATTACTCTCTATATCAGAAGCTTCACTAGAAGGAGTCTCTTTCTGAGATTTCAAAGATTCTATTTTGTCCTGCAACCTCTTAATCTCAGCATCAACATCAAAGACTTCGTATTCAACCCCTTCTTCAGCACTATTCTCAGTCTTAACCAGAAGTTCACCATACTTCTTAAAGCATACAGAAACCACTGATCGTGACCATGTAGAAAGCAACTCGAACAAATACTCTTCCTTAGTCTTCGTCTTTGGTTTATCACCTTCTTTTTCTGGTTTTAGGGGTATAGCTTTGATACCTCTCAAGTCCATGTCATTGAGCTGTGCAATAGAATAAGCTACCATCCACATCTTATAGGTCTGGACATACTCTAGCCCCTCAGAATCGAGTTCTGCCATCTTACGGGCTATTAAGATATCATCTTCTGCTTTAAGGGAACGAAGTACAATTTTGAGACCAGAAACCTCAAAAGATATTTCTAGAAGACCAACATCTTTTAGTTGCTCTAGTCCATCAAGTAGGAATGCTGAAGGCATGATTTACTCCACATAACATAACATAAAGGGATAAGATGGATTACGCAAATCTTACAGAGCGTTTGATATCTCCACCTGAATCCAAGCTAGAATATGTATTATCCAAAGTCAACCTAGCATACTGGCTTTGATTTGGAGTCACATTATCTAGAACATCTGAGACAGTAATATCGAGGTCTTCATTCACAATAGCTGAATCTGCTGGGTAAGAAGCTGAATAGCTATTGATCCAACATGCCTCGAAATATGTGACAATGGCCCGTGAACTGTCTTCAACAGCAGGTGTAACCCTAGTCCATTTCAACTCTTGATTCACAAGATGTGACAAGACAAGTTCCTGCTTTATATCAAAAGGCCATCTATGATGTTTAAGGGAGCGTACAAGACCTTCTGCACCACCATAGTATCCCAGGGCCTGATAGAAGTTCTGGAGATACAACATAGCCCTAGAAGCACTGATGCTCATAGGGTCAGTGACTGAAGGAACGAGTTCTGCTACTTGATCACCATACCCAATACCCCGAACCGGATCAATGGTTCTGCTCTCTGAAAGATCAAATGAAGCAACATTTCCGATCTGAGTCAGATTGCTATCTCCACCTGTTGCAAAAGCAAAGATCCTATTCTTCTGACTGATAGCAGTCCGAGTATTAGGGGTGGCTCCCTTACGGTAAATATAATTGTCGTTTGACATTGCCTACCTCAATCTATGACATCTACAGGTCAAGTCCCATAGATATTGTATGCTCAAACAGCAATTACCGAGGGAACAGTTCCAGATCCCTTTCAATTGCTTTTAGCTCACGGATCGCTACTGGATCAAAAGGAGCCTTATTTTCAGTGAGGTCAGCAAGCCTGGTGATGATACCAGCAAGATCCTTACGAGCAGCCCTTGTATCACGAGTCACTCTTTCCTGCTCAGCAGCTTCCAAGCAATCCAAACAATCTGCTGCGGTATTCAAGATATTTGCTAATCTGATACGAGCAGTTCTAGATGCTGCCTCTCTGGTCATACGGGGTCTTTTAGACCTTGCACTTCTACGACTAGGACGTTCGACATTGGTAGCTCTCGAAGCGGACTTTCTCCGACGAACCCTTCTCTCTAGTCTGCTAATTGCTGATTCTGCATTTTGGCGTCTCATTCGATTACCTCCTAGTGGTTTACACTATAACTAACCAAAAAACCTACGGCATAAAGAAATTACAAAACTTCTTTCTCTCTTAATAGAGATTATTAAAAAATTATCCAATTTTCTGTAGTCACCCATCTTGGATGCGATCTTCTCCATAGGAACTTCTATAAATATAGACTTTTTGAACAACACTGCCTCATCACCCATAAAGCATAAACCATACTCTATACCCTTACGATATAGAGAGTCAATGTCTTTTAGGTCTTCAATTTCAGCTATCACATAAGACCCTCTCTGTTCTAGAATATTAGGTTCTGACAATTGAGATCTATGTGTGTTAGGTACGATGTTATTTGAGAGATACCAATGGAAAGTATCGATAGCTACACGTAGTATTTCACCCAAACTATCTTCTGAAAGATTCTCTTCATGTTCCTTATCAGGCAGTAATGAAAATATACTGTATAGTAGAGCATCTATTCTAGGTGGTATATTGATAAAACCAACGCTTCCCCAACGCTCAATACGATCCACAACTGATACCAATTCAGGTGCTCTCTCTGAATAAATATCAAGATCATATAGAAAAAAGCATGGAGCCAAAGCATTTGAATAATGACGAATATGATTCATAACCATTGTATTAGGCAATGATCGACCAAGCAATAGACTCTCATAGAATAAATGCAAAGATGATGGGAAAAACGGAGAATAACCATCACCATGATGATTAAATGTGTTACATTCTAAAGTAGAGACTTGATCTGGGGAAGCCCCCGTTTCAAAGGTCACTACTTCAGGAGAAACACCAGCACAAGTTTTTTGAATCAATATCTTCTTCATAACTTCTAGAGTATATCGAAGATATTGATGAAGATCAATCTTTCTCTAGAGCCGATTCAATCTGGGAAGAACTAATTTCCCGCAACTTATCATGTGCTCCAACAGGAATTACCCCGTTGAAAAGAAGCTCGAACCACTTCTCAATCTTATCAGCTCCTGCAAAGGCACAGATGTTCTTAGTAGCATTGTTCCATTCTTCCCACAAAGGATCATCCTCTGATGGGGCATCAAAGCATGGAGGCTTCACTAGCCATGCATACACAGCATCAATCACGGAACCATCGATCCTGAAGCTGTGGATATAAAACAAGTCACCTACCTCCCAGAACACATCTGGACGATCCATACGAAGCTTTGCCCTCAGTAAAAACCTCCCATCAGATTCTTCTGGCAGAGCATAATAATTCCTGAAATTCGAGGTCAGAACCTTCAAATCATCATCTATCCTGATATACCTGACCTGGAATTTATCAGCCAAACTCACGATGAGTTCTCGTTCCCACACTTGACCTTCCCAAGCCATATCCTTTTTGGAAAAGAAGAGAAGGCTATTCTTTTCTAGATCTAGAAGAACACGTCCATCACTACGAACACCATTTAAACTGTCCCTCCAGACCCAGTATTCAAGCTCAGGGAACTTCCTATCCAAACTTGAGTCAAGCTCTTTAGTGATCTCTGAAATGGACACAGAGGTCAATTTCAGCTCTTTCACCTCCTTGTAAGATTTCTTATCTTCAAGAACCCTACTCATATCGACATTGGGAGTTGGATCTACATCTTCTTTTGTACGCCTCCCTTTCTTCCCTCTTGGGAGAACTTCAATGTCATGCTCATCAAAGAACTCTGACTCCCCACCTTTCTTTGTAGCTTCTCGATACTGCTGATAATGAGCTGAACAAAGCCCTCTTGAATGAGCTTTCCTACCACAATCATTTATGAGGCAGATATCTGCACTGGGAGACACCGCTGCCTCAGATGTCTCCCTACGTGCTTTTGGGTAGTTTCCCTCCCCTTTTTCTTGACCTCCTGTGTCAGCACTCTTAGCTTCATTCTTTGCTGGGGTTTTCACAGCAGACTTACGTGACCCCCTTTTCCTTCGAGCTTTACCCTTCTCAATATCCTCAGAAGTGACCTTATACTTCTTGAGCCACCTTTGCTCAGACTCAGGGCTCTTTTTCTGGGCTAATCGATGTGATTGGTAGTGCCTTATACATAAACCTTTTGAATAGAAAGGCTCTGAACAGTCTGGCACAATACATTGTTCCTCATCATGGTCATGGTCATGGTCATGGTCATGTTGAGGTTCTGAACATGAAACCTCAGCAGATGCTGACTTTGGCTTTAGGGCTTTTGGTTTGGACTTAGGTTTTGGTTTTCTCTCCGGTGTTTCGACACTCTGCAACTCTTTAAGTTCAGGTCGAACACCAGAACCACCCAAAGCATTAGCCACAGATTTCAGATTTTCCTGGAGAATCTTCTGATTCTCTAGACCAACCCTTTGATTCTCCAGGATTTGACGATTCATTTCTAGAGACTCATATACAGCCTCTATAATGCCATCAAGCTCTGGAATATTGAATTTAAAGTTCATAGCCACCTCCTGTTACGAGCATAGATTATCCATGCCCTATAGTTCTATACTACAATTCTCTAAATTTTTATAGTGAAAATTTCTATAATTTTTTTATTTATCTTCTTAGTGAGAGTTATCTACTGATAGAGACAGGAGAACTAAATGACACGCATAGCGACCCGACAGCTTAGAGCATTACGTAAAAAGGTATTTTCTGCTCTCAGCTTCCCAGAACAATTTATTGTTGTATTACGAAGAGTTATCGCAAGTTACTCTGAGACATGGGTTCTATATCTCATGCAAATGTTTGAGAAAATAGGTAAACCAATTGACAAGGCTGAAGCCTTGAAGATCAAGAACTATATGTTCAACAAGGTAAAAAGCTTCTTCCCAAACCCTGCCGATGCAAATGATGCTATGGAAGATGTGATTGAGTTTTTGATTCGAAATAACTGGTTCGAAAAACTAGATGAAGATAAGACGGTCACAGATATCACAAAACTGCTAGTAAATAAGACGGTTCAAGAATTATCTGTTCTAAAGAAAAAGAAGTGGATCAGAGATAAAGGCCAAGAATACTATGGCCCAGCAGGAACTGATGTTATAGACACTTTGGAAGAACGTCTTCAAGGGTCACCTGAATCTACAATGCGATTATTTGAACAAGAAATGAATGACCTTGAGTGGCAGATCATCTTCAAAGATTTCGTGAAATTCCTTGAAGATGATTCCAAAACTCAGCGTTCAAAGTTTCCTCTTGCCGATATGTTCAGAAAATATTATCTTGAACAGTATAGTCTAACTGAACTGGCTGAAGAAGTTGGAGAACAATTAGGAAGCCCTGTAGAGCCAGCTTCAATAAAATTCCAACTCGTAGGGCTATCAAAAGATTTCATTAGATTCCTTAGCGGATACCAAAAGGTTAAGGTTGTCAAAGAAATCGTAGAAAATCTGGTTATGTGATGGAAGAAAAGTATTTTTGCACCGATGATGCTTGTCAGTATCTTGGATTGAAGAAAAAGTCATTCTATAACTGCCTAAGCCGTAGAGAGATTTCCCCTGTCAACCCCTCAGAAAAACCTTATATGTTCTCAAAATCAGAACTGGATCGGTGGGCAGCTCAAAGAGATCGTAAGAAATCATTACGTCAAAGATATGGGGTCACGGAAGGTAAAGTGATTCTTCCCTCGAAAATCATTCCTTTGGGTTAGGATATTGATAAGTCACTTTGGTATTTCTATACTTTTCTAGAACTTTTACAGACTTTCTTATAGAACTGATAGCTTCCTGGATAATCCTCACTTGACGCTTCAACTTTGAAGCTTTCCCAGGATCATTCTCTTCATATTCTTTAATTTCATCTGATTTCAAACCAGATGCTTCCTCTAAAACAGACACAGATTCCTTCAACACACTGATTTGCTTCAAAACCTGGTTTCGAATCTGACCTTTTTGGATCGAATATCTCATTCAACGGCCCAAAGTCGAATCGAAGTATTGTCCACAGAAACATCAACAGAAATCGAAGTGATATCAGAAGCCCCACCAGCCAAAATGAAGTAACCATTTGCTACAATGTTGAATCCAGTAACTGCTCCATTGATATAAACCACAATATCCTGATCTGAACTCATATAAAGAGCTTTTGCAGAAGCTACAGACCCCAAATCAAGGTCTTGCCCAACACCAGTATCCAACAGATAGGTAGAGTCTACTTTCTCAGTGAAACTACTTATTGTGACAGACTTGGGTATTTGAACTGGGCTTACACCACTTTCTGGAGGATATTGTAAGGTACTCTGAATAGTTGCATCAGACATGATTTTCTCTCCTTATCATTGAGATATAGCTAATCTCATAATCCTACTTTAAAAATAGAAAATTAACCAGTATATAAGGTTAGGAGGTGTTGTCATGGATGAAGCAAGAGTCCTAATTGAAGTATTGGCTTACCTAAAAAGAGGGAATGTAGAGAAAGCCATCAAAAACATCAATTATCTTCTAGATCAAATGCCTGAGTCTAAAAAGACTCAGAGCACAGTGAAGATTTTTGAAGATTTCAGAACAAAGCGTATGAAGGATAAATATCGACTAAATTAGATGCGAATCCTTACATGCTGTGTCACAAGAATGTAGAGGTTCGGGAAGATTGGAGCATAATATGCTTCAACCAAGATCAATGTTGGATCATCAGGATGTGCCGTAGCAACCGCAGGCTCATAATCTGCTATTAGATTAGCTTCCTTCATTGCTCTCAACACACCATTGGCCTCAGACTGAACCTCAGCAGGAAGTGAAGGTAAGAACTTCACACCAGTAAACTTCTTCAGACGCTTAGTCATGTTGACATGCATCTGGTCATCAATCTGAGTAATGGTCGGAATCTGAGTGAGCAGATCAGACATATCAGTAGTGAAGCCCTGCATAACTTCAATTGCAGTAGCAGTATCCTGGAGAACATTGATACCTGAAATAGCTGTCTGACTCTGTTCAACAGTATTGATCTGACGACCAAGACGTTTAAATCCTTGCAGAGTCCTATTGGTATAAGGCTGAGCAAAGTCATTGATAGGATTGAGACAAGAAGCTGCCAGAGCTACTGCCAAGTAAGTACCATCAACAATCTGTTCAGTCTCTTCCCCAATCTCGTTCTCGATTCCAACGATAGCTGAATCAGGATATACTGTCCTCATACGATGAGAACCAATAGCCTTAGCTGTAGCCTGAGCATCTGTAGGCTTAGTACCACTTGCAAAGCCGAAGAAACCAATCCTTCTGTTACCATATCGTGGACTGGACTGGATAGCACAATGCTGCTCAAGATAGCTAATAACTTCAGCTTCTGTCGTCAATGGAACGATAACGTAAGGCTTCACATCCCCTGGGAGAGGCTGCTCAAGTTCTTTGATAGCTTCAATGAAACTAGATACAGAAGCCTGACTTGAATCTTCAACCTTTGGAACCTGCTTCAAGCCAAGATATGGGATACCATTCTTGAAGGCAATGTCGGCAGCCAGAGACAATCTGTTTTCGACTGAGACTTCACCATATAGGGACTTAATGACAGGCATCTCATCAGAAGTGAACAGTTCTGTGTCCCAACTATCTTTGGTATAACTATAACTGATGTAATAGAAGTCACCGATAGATGGTTCATTACCGGACTTATCGAAAGTACGGACAATAGAAGTATCACCAACACTGACATTTACAGTATTTGCTACTGTCATTTCAACACCAGGGATAGTCCTGACAGGAGTATTTGCATTAGTTGGGATCTCATCAACTACAGACATCCCGAAAGATTCCCCATCAGTATATGATCCTGTTGTAGATTCTAGAACTGTAAATCTAAGACCCGTGACCTCATCTGTATAGGTTTGTCCCGGATAACCAATGTTGCTTGTACCAGTACCAGAACCTTCTGAATGTGAAGAAGTCACATCAAAGTAAGATCCAGCACCTTCACCAACATCTCCAGATGTCCCTGGTACAATCCCAAGTCCAGTATCATTGAAGGCACTGTCAGTACCTGTACCAAAAGCGATAGATGATGTAGTACCAATGGTCAGAGACTCAATCCTCAAGAACACTCCAACACCAGCTTGAGTTACGGTGCTTGCTCTAGCCCGAGTCTTAAATGTAGTATCATCATTCAAGACCACTGAAATTTCTTCAGCTCCAGGCAGTCTTTGATCCCCAGTCTGATTACTAGTGAACCCAAGAGTAGTATTTGCAGTACCATCACCAATGATGATCTTACTATCTGGACTAGAGATATTGGAATAAAGCCTGAGATAATTGCTAGCACCTACGGTCACAGATCCAGCATTGGAAGCACCTGTTTCCGTATTGATGTCTGTAGCAATCTGGGCAGCAGTACGAGTACCGGCTGTGAGGCTGACCTCATAAGGAACACCATCAATGGTGAGACGGAAAATATCGTTCACACCAGCAGTGATAGCATAACTTTCAGCATTAGAGCTGAGTAAAGTAGCTGGCAATGCCACAGCACCTTCAATACCAGTGCTCTCGTCACCTTCTGTGAGAAGAAGAGGTGTGTTTGCGGTGCCAGATTCTACAACTACAGTAGAAACATCATCTGGACCAGTAGGAGCAGTGGGGGAGAAGATCCGAAGTCTGGTAAGAGCCCCCGTACCAATGGTCTCAGCAATATCTGCACTAAGAGCTGTACCATTTGAAGCTAAGTTAATAGCTGTCACGATATCAGCAATTGCTTCAGTAGCTGATGTTCCGAGAGTAACTGGTACCGACACACCATCAACTGTAAATTCAACGAGATTATTCCCACCACTACAATCAATAGTAGTCCCACAAGCACCACTTACTATTGAAGCTGCACCACTATTGCTTAGGTCTACATTGGTCATCCCAATATTGTCTACATTATAATAGAACAAGTCGGAAGCACCATCGTAGCAAGAATATGGTCCAGGTTCAGTGTTTGTGAAAATTGCAGGGGTTCCAGTAGAATCATGGAACGTAACTGTAACAATCTCTAAAACAGGGTCACCACCAACATGAATTGCATCTGGTACAGTCTCAACACCTGAAGGCCATTGAACTGTCTCAGCCAACCCACCACTCTTCCCAGCAAAGAGAACAGCATACTGATTAGTACCTGTCAAAGATGACAAGACACTATACTTACCAGTACCTGAAACACCTTCATTCAGACATTCAAGAGTGAAAGTGTCATCTGTGATACGATTGTACCAGAACGTACAGAATACCAAGTCCCCAGGAGGTACCGTTCCACCTAACTTGACTCTACGAGTAGAAGAGTCAACTTCTAGAACATCTATAGGACCATTATTGAGAGCATCTACAACATCACGTCCACGATATGCAATGACAAGATCGGGACGATTTGTAGGGAGATCAATACGACCTTCTGAAACAGTCTCATATAGACTTGAACCTAATGGAGAATTCCTACCATTGCCCGTTGTTGGAGGCATTGGAAGAACAAACTCATTATCAGAAACCACTGAAGGAGTGACTGATGTATCAACATATCGTTCACATTCAGCCATGTAGATACGATTATCAATCAACAGAGTTGAAATCTGAGTATCATCAAATGGCTCTGCTCCAGCAGAACGGTCACCACCTGTAACAGATACAGAAGTACCCCAATAAATCTTCCCATCACTGACCACAAAATCAGAAAGATTTAAGTAATCCCTACGTCCTGGAGCATACCCACAATTACCCACTTCAGTAATGTCATCATTTGGTAGATAATCGAAAGTATCTTGATATGTATTGAAATAGTATGTGACTGCAACAGTAGCTCCTACTGGAGGTGGTACTGATAACGTCACCCAACCATTCGTACCATCAATTGACACTGGAGTTTGGTCTGTACCATTAACTGCCACTGTCACATCGGTAGGATCTGTTGATGTGATACCACCATTAGATCCATCTACGATTGGTCTCTGGAATGTTCTGAAAGATTTATTCCTCCCAGAAGTCTGACCTGCTGCAAATCCCAAGAGAGCATTAGCATTACCATTTCCAATCTCAATCTCACTAGCAGCTTTCAGTTCGATTCTGTTTTGACCTTGTTCATCAAGATCCACTGAAACTGTCAGACCTGTTACTTGAGCTGCATTGATATCAGCAATGATCTGAAGAGCTGTTCTACCAGCCCCTGCCGTTAAAGTGACAGTCTTCTCTGAACCACCATTCACAGACAACTTGAAGGTGTCATTGATACCTTCAGTAACTTCAAATGTCTCTGGGCTAGAATACAACAGGGCATATTCTTCACTAACCTGATCAGACACATCTTCAGTGACCTGAGTATCGGTGCGATTATAGTAGTAGGTACAAAGAACTGTAGATCCTTCTGCTGGAATGGACTGAAGAGTAACCTCACCCTTAGTACCATTCACTTGAGCTACTGCTACTAGAGTACCGTCTACAGTAACCTCCACATGGGTAGGACTAGTAGAGGTTTCACCTCTACCTTCTCCAGTCACGATAGGAAGGTTACGTACCTTGAACTTAGAATGCACCCCATCAGCAGCACCAAGGACAGGATTATCAGGATTTGTTTCATCCAAAACAAATCTTTCACTCACATCCTCATTGACGATACGCTGATCTACAGTAGCAGACGAACCTCGAACCAGTTCCAAATCGGTTACTTCAAGGTATTCCTGTCCTACACCTATGATTACTAAGGGTCTGATGCCCGCAGGAGGTCCACCACCTCGTTCACGGACAGTTCTAGTATAGACCCCAGGGAAAACGTGTGACTCGAAAGGTCCCATACCTAATGGTGTCATTTTATCCTCCTAAAAAAAGCCTAACTAACTTTTCTAATAAAAGATAATTAATTTCCAACCAAAGCCTCATGTAATTCTTTGGCTGCTTCACGACGTACCTCAAGTCTTTCTTGAGGTACTCGATAATATCCGTCAGTATGATCCCCAATAGGCACTTTGCCTAGATAGGGACTATCATAATCGCTCCTAGCATGGTCTTCAGCTTTACGACGCTCTTCAAACTTGATCCATCTCTTCTCAGCAGAACGACCCACTGCCTTATCCACAACAGGATAGTCAATATCATGCACCCCAGTTTCACCTTGGGCACGAGAAGATGAAAAATTAAAACTAGCCTTAGCCACAATTTTAGTGGCTTCTTCTTCACAATTCACACAGGAAGTCTTCTCACTCCCCTCGGAACTAGACACAAGCCGGTCAAATTCTAGACCACATCCGCTACATTCATATTTATATACTGGCATGGTTTCCCTCGCTGCTACGAATCCATCATCTACAAATAGAGATGACATAAAAAGGTTAAAAAAACTTTTCTATATCTAACTCACGTCTTTCAGATCTCGTGACGATCTGTTCATAGACCGTAGAAACCACTACTTGAGAGACTTGCAGTGGCAGAGGCTCATAATAAGACCAATCTGTTTGGAAAGATATAGAAAAACTATTTGAGAAATAATATTCATCCCCTTCTTCATCATAGACTTCTTCAGACTCACCACCCAAAGAAGGACCATCTACCATTGTCAGGCCAACATCCTCAAATTGAGATTTTTTCTTCAGAAAAGTCATCACAGCATCGTCAGCTACTTGCTCTGCTTGTTCAGAATCCTTTACTGCAATGGCATCTATGTCAAAGCTCATTGTATAATGACCACCATATTCATTGAATGCTGGCCCTCTACGATCCGTTATAACTACAGCACACTTGTCACCTTTTAGCAATTTATGTCCGAAAGCTAGAACTACTCCTGGAAGTATAGAATTATTCGAACCAAAAGAATTGAAAGTATGTGGACCATTACTCCCAGTCAAAACTTTGTAATCTGCTAGGATAGTAGTTTTCTCCACAAAAGGACTGAGAAAAGTGATTTTATTACCATCCTGGTCATAATCAACACCTTCCTCTAAAATATAGACATAATCATTATTATCTACTCGAAGACGAAGACTTTTTGTGATAGGTTCATTATCAAGATAGGCTTCAGTTTCTAACCCAGTCTCAAATGTTATGAGATTCTCATCAAATATAGACCGGAAAACATCCACAATTACAGTACCACCTTCTTTCTCATCATCAACATCAAGAAGTTCAAGAACATATATCCCAGGCTCGGTAGGGAACACATTATCATTATCATATAGAGCCTGAGTATCTTCTCGTATCCATTCTAAGAACTGTCCTTTATGTCCATCAATAGATGCAAGCATACAATAACTATGCACCATACCTACAAAATTCTGTGGTGATAACACTATCCTATCACCACTAGATCCCTTTATAATCAAAGCAAATTGAGGACGTTCTTTGAAAGAAAACCGATCTTGGACCTGAATCTTAGAGAAATACGGATGATCAGCGAACGACTCTCTAAGTTCACTAATTAGGAACTTTTTGGTTGCATTTGTGAGCCAATAGTACATTATTGGGTATTCAAGATTTCTTCAACCAATTCTTTTTTGGTCTTATCAGTTATGTCAATCCCTAACTTCTCTGCTTCTTCTTCTACCTGAGCTTTCTTCATCTTGCTCAAATCAGAAGAGCTGAGAGTTTCGGTTTCTTCAATAGGCTTTGCCGCAGGCTTCTTTGCCTTCTTCTTTGCCTTACCTTCTTGTCCTGGGATACCATGCTCTGGAGTCTCAAAAGAAGTGTCAGGAAACAGTATACCTTTGTAACGACGTGCCATATCTATCCTCCTTATTCATATTCTTGAAGAGCTTGTAATAGAAGCCCTTCTGAAACACTTGTTAATACATTCACAGCCATTCGGACTTCACTGATTTCCACTTTCATTTTGACCTTATAGGGTTCAAATATCTCTTTGAACACGTCCAAAAAACCGCCTATCTTCGAGGTACCACCTGCCAACACAATAGGGATTGGTTCTGGGAAATCCAACTCTCCCATTTCACCAACCTTCTTCACCAGATACTTAACAGCATCCTCAATCAAGGATTTATAATAAATGGTTATTGCCTCTTCATTACGATCTTTAGGGTTTTTCAGATCAATACCTTTTTCCTTGATGGTACACATCCTAGAAGAAGTTTGACCTAGAGCTTTCCCTGCCTGAGTATCAATCCAATCTCCAGCACGAGACATAGAAAATGCCAACGAAAGCATGCTATGATAGGCCATAGCAACATTGACCATACCACTACCAAAACTCAAGGCAATACCCGAAAAATTCTCCTGAGCACATTCAGACAAAATCACTGAAAGGGCTTCATTTGATTCTTGAGGCTCATACCCTAGTTCTTTAAGAATTCTCTTGAATACATCGGTATGGTAGATTACATCTTTTGAAACATCATCAATTGGTTCGGCTGGCACAGAGAAGTAACAAATCTCATTCTTAACAGATGGTTTACCAAGCACCTGCTTAATGATGATGGACAAAATTTCAACAGCATCAACCTCTTCTGGTGAAATGATACCCTTTGATAGAGGTCTACGAGCATCTCTTTTGAAGATATTTGCAGTATGTAAAGCTGTATCCCCAACAATAACAATCTTATCCTTGTATTCTATATAACTCACTCCAGAAAGCTTGAGCATCTTCTTAGCATCAGGCTCAAGATCCAAAAAAGCATCTCTAAGCCTCTTGACTACTAGTTCATCCTCGTCATTCTTACGAGCAGAAATGATGTTCATGGTCCCTATATCTAGACCAACTCCTGAGTTACTCATCTCGTGTTCTCCTTTGACGTTAGCTACATAACATAAATTGCGACCTTCTCCCAAGGTCTATATATAACATCTTATGATCGGCTCCGTCTAGTAAATATTTGCCACATAATAAACATAGAATCTTATAGATTCTAGAGTTTGAGCAACATCATCCCTGAAAGCCCATCACATTCAGATATATATAAAAAGATTAACCATTCTCTTTTTTAGCCCTTAGTTCCTTCAAAGCCTTCAAATTGCTATCTAGCTTACCAGTCTTCTTCTTCTCTGATTTGACATCGACCTTTGTAGAAACTACATTTTCAGCACCTAAAAGGTCTGAAGGTATATATCGAGGTGCTTCTGTATCTATTATATCCTGCCCAGATCCTGATTGGATCTGTATGCTTCGTAACAATTCACGAAGAGTATCTTTATCAACACCATTCCCTACTGAACTCTTCATATCTTTCAGTTCTGATACAACCTCACCTAAGAGCTGGGTAAGATTCTCCAAAGTCCTAGCATTCCCAGCAGCCAAAAATTTCACAGCTTCAAGATCTGGAGAGCTTGTGTTTTGAGTTACTCTCTTAGCTACAGGCTTAGGCAAAGATGGTAATGATTCTTCTTTTGGTTTCACAGGTTTCTCAGGAACTTTTGTTGAAGAAGCATACAACCTACGATCTACTCTAAGTTTCTTATCTTTAATGTCTCTGAACAAATCTTTTGATTTTGATACTTGTTTTGCTGTGAGACGCACCGCTTCATCATATCCCACAGTCACTCCCAAATCATCTATTCTATGGTCTCCCACAATGTTCCCTATGACTACAAGGTCACGGTCTAAGTCTATCTTTGCCATAACATCACCCTATTGCTTCTCGTATCTTAGATTGAATCCTGTTACGTATCATTTTCATAATTGACCTTTTAGCTCGTTCCAAAAATGCAGTTCTTTTATGAGGTGGGAATACCCATTCATCCCCCATCTTTTTTGCTGTCACTTTCCTCACTTCAATCTTACCATCATCTTGTATCACAGCTACATTTGGTATTGCACGTAATACTTTCATAGCCTCTCTTGGATCATCAGGCAGGTCAATATTATCAAGATCCAACTTTTCTTCTTCTACCTCTTCTTCAACTTTCTCCCCTGTCAAAGCTGGATGGTCAGACCATATTACTATGTCTTGCCCCTTAACAGAGTATTTCCAAGAACGAATTAAATCCGTTGCTGGAGCTTTGAAGGATTCTTTTTTGATTTCTGTCTTCAGAATCCTCACCATATCTCGTGCTAAACGGTCCAAAAAGAAACGGTTTAATTTTGGTTCTTTCGGATCAGGTGTGAAAATATTTGGTTGAATTCTAAATTTCATTTACATTCTAGTAGGTAATATTTTCCCAAACTACGGTACGACCTCGTTGTTCCCTTTCATCTGGAATAGTGGATTTCTCAGTAATCTGAGGATACACATTAGACCCATCACTTTGAAGTCGAGTCTCTGGGAATACAAGAGATGCTGTACCAGTGACTGGGACATAATACCTAATATCTCCTGAATCAATGTAGTTCATTGTAAAATGTTGTTGTAGTATAGAACCTCTTGCTGAAGGGATTGAAGGTGCTCCAATAGTATATCGGTCACCATTCTGACGTACAATAAAATCACGATGAGAAAGGAGAGGGCTAGGACCTGTCCATGCCTCCCAACTATGCTCTAACTTTCGACCCATATCTGATTGAGCTTTTTTCTTTGAAGATTCATCTGGAGCTATAATCATATCATAAGGACCGTCATACCCACCCAAAACACCAGATCCAAAACATCTCTTACAATCACTCTTGGGCTGGTTCTTATGCGATCTCCAGCAAGGACATTGAATTCCTATGTGACGTTTTAAGAACACTTTAACTCTTTCCCCACCCTGCTCTAGTATCCATCGATTACGTCTAATAGCTTCTGTCCAAATATAATCCAACTTCTCAATTTCATGAGCTGAAACAGGATACGTATTCTCCATTGGAGTTTCAATGTACCCATCATCACCTGAACCTGTGCCCTCTACTACCGTTGTGATACGATAAAAAATCCTCTGACTCATAGCTGTAGATAAAGAATTGGATAGATATCTATACGTACAAGTCGTTACTGAACTGTCTGTTGGGAGCACTGGTGGTTCTAATCGTTGAGTAGTCGGATTGAAAATAGGCCCATTCACCAACTCTACAATACCAAGATCCCCCTTCACTTTAAATGGTACTACTTCTACACCATCAATCTTTACTGTAACATCTTTGGCATGATCAGCTATTTTCAAATTAGTATCAGTAGCTGGTTTCATGATAGGGTATCGTTTCACCCTGAATATCCATTTATCATCTTCACGAGTACCTTTAGAGATGTAATTATCTGATACATCTTCATCAATCTCAACTTTCAACTGTACCTGATCACGATAAAACGTAGCTCCAATAGGTATTTCATTGAGTTTACGAAATGGACCAAATTCACTGTCAAAGGCTCGATAAATATTGACTCCAAGCACCTTGAACTGAGAATTCCCTGGTAGAATACCAGGATTATCCCATCTAAGATCCAATGCATTTGGGATATATGGTGATACCACATTCAAATTATGTGGGGCTTCTGGAAATGCCATGTATCATCCTATAAATTTTCTAGGGGTCAGAACCCCTCTACCAACATGAGGCCCAAAAGAACTACGAATACCAACACCATATTTAGGCTGTTGTAGTCCCTTTGTAATTTTCACACCACGTTTTGCAGCCTCAACATATTTATCAAATTGCTCTTCAGCATTTCGCTTAGCAGCTTCATATTTGCTGGATTTCTCAATGCTAAGAGAAATACCACCAATCGAGTAGTCGAATTCTTCCTCTATCCAGTTGATCATCAATGCTTGAAGGGCAAGAATCATAGCCCCAGTCAAAGTCAAAGTTCTCCATTCAGGACGACTTTGCAGCATGCCAGAAACATTATTATATACAGTCCTGGGAGGATACATCATAATAAGGTTTGCACTACCTTCAATATACTCATTTAACTCTAGATTTTCCCAAATATACCCAAAAACTCTGTTGTAACTATTGATGATACCTTCACCTGTAGGAGGTCGGAAATGATAGTTACGATCAGGATTATTATCTCTCAAATAGATTCTAAGACGATCTATCAGATCATCCATAACTGCACCATAGCTTAATGTCTGTGCTGCTAGGCCCCCTTCTACAACATTGAACTCTTGAACACACTGAACAGGAGCTGATGAGAAAGTTTCTTTGAAAGTCCATCTGATACGGAAATCACCAATATTAGCATCAAATGGTATTTGAAATGCTGCGTAGTATTCCCCAACAGCAGGATTAACAGGTACTCTATCGGCATCACCAATAAGAACTTCAACCCCTGTCGTATAATCATAGATAGCATACGTAATCACAGCCGCATTAGCTGGTAATCCGGCTGAATTACGAAGATAGATATTTAGGTCATCTCTACCAAGAGTTTGACCTCTTACAAAAGCTACACTCATAGTGAACCTCGCAAAACTATTCTACTACTTATAGAAATAAAAAGACAAGTGGGAATCAATTTTTGACGAAAGAACAAGTCATCCCTCCACCCCCACAAGGAGATGGTGTAGAAGAGGGGTCTGTATCATCAATTATAGAGAAAATTTCCTCGCAATGTCCGGTACGTCCCGTAATAGGATCATCCCCTGTTGATAGGGCATAATGTACTTGCCTTAAAGGTTTGGTATAGGGGACAGCCCATACAAAATGAAAATGACCAACTTCAGGATCTGAAATCAAAGCAGTTGCTGGCACATCTACTATCTTATTGGTTCCAGTAGCTCCATCTAGGTCATCGTAATGGAATATTTCTATAACTGGATTGGTGGGATCAAAAGGATCTCCTGTTTCCTCTCTAAGAAACAGGACATAGAAGGTACGACGCTTTCCCCTCACAGCATATGACATTCATCAACTCATATAACATAGGGATTTAAGGTCCTTTACGCTGTTAGCAAAATCTAATGGAATGACCTTTGTTCCGTCTGACTTATTGTAGTAAGCCAATTTGAGTTCCTCTAATCGAGGTGATTCCTCAAAAATAAACAAGGTTCTATTACCCCTTCTCTCATGACGTTCCAACATACACCCACATGTCCTAAGAAAAGCAGCAAAATATATATCACTTACCGCACGGGTATTTGAGGATTTGTCATGATTCATCACATTACCATAAGCTAACAGATCGTTACATTACATTGGTGCTGTAAACAACACCAAACTACAAATTACCTATTATGGTAATGAAAATGCAGTAGATCCATCGTCATCAACGACACCAACGGCTGCACCAGCAGTACCACCATACTCGAAACCACTGTCCCTATAACCATGAATCACACCATGGTCAAAAGAAAGAAGGAACACACCGGTTTCAACAAAAGATGGAGCAAGCTCTTCAGCCAAAGCTGTTGCTGTGTCAGCATCCATATTAGCACCTGCAAAATCGAATGCAGCAGCGTCAATGCCTGAATAGTCAAAGTCAAGATTGGTTTTGCTGACATTGATAGGGCCACCACTGGGAAGACCCCTAGCAATGATAAGGGGAGCTGTAGCAGTGATTTCAGCAGCAGTCAACCCATTGGAATCTGCGGCTAGGATCTCTTCAACACTCTGATGAGAATTGCTAGCAGTACCTGGAACTGGCCTGGCAATGGCTCTTTCCTGACCCAAAGGTTCTACTGAGGGAGCCCACTGGGAAACTGGCTCAAGATCGCTAACGTGAACTTGTGCCACATCTGTTCTGATAACTCCAATACGTGCCATCTTTATATCTCCTTTTTCAAACGAAGTTTCCAGAGAGCTTCGATGAATGATCTTGCTTCCCTGTAAAACATGTCCATATTTTCCATAAAATCGATATGGTCAAAGTATCTTGCCCTCTTTGCCTTATCTAAATATACCTTCATCTCGTGTTTCTTCTTCCTAAACTTAGCTTGCCAAGTGATGCCCTCAATATCAAGTCCATCTATAGTCTTGAAATGAGCTTCCATTTCCTTCAGAAGAAACTTCAAGTAATTCTGAGGGAAAATAAAATGTGGCCTCCACTGGTTGCCACGAAAGTTCACCAGATGTTGGTCTAGAAATTCTCCTATTGATTCTTTGTCCATACCAAATCATCTTATGATAAAGCCACCGTGTTCGAATCCTGACCATCAGCTCTTACAGTAGCTGAAGTAGTGCCCGTAGCAACGCCTGGAACCAATGCTGCTGGGACAACGATAGAAGTATCTGACCAAGTACCACCACCACCAGTTACTTGAGCCTGAGTCAATTCTACGGCTCCAGTGCCAGTTAAAACCAGTTTGGAAACATCTGGTGGGATACTCAGAAAATCAGTACCTGTTACAGTAAGGTCTCCAGCCCCAGGGTTGTCCAAATCGGCTGTGGTAATAGCAGGAGCAGTCAGATCAGCGGCTGAGAAAATCTGCACCGTAGCTAAACCATTGTCCTGGAGACCCTTGATGCAACCATGGTCAGCCGACAAGAGCACATTATCAGTCTCTTGAAGGTCAACAAATCCAGGTTGAGCTGCATCGTCTGGATTCTCGTATGGAACCAGAACCTGTTGCTTCAATAAAGCCCTCTTTGAAGCATCAAGGATATGTCTAGAATTGAACCTAACTCCATCCTCGATATCACTGAGAATAATGGTTCCTTCTTCAGATTGGCTATGAATAACTCTTAGCATTGTCATCTCCTCTTAAATCATGACCTATTCTAGGTAATCATAAAAAGATAATCGTTATTCTGTATCCTCTATAAAATCAATCCGTGTCATCCTCATCTTCTTTTTCTGATGAGGCTGCTTTTTCCAACGGTTTCTTACTAAGATTCTTATCTTTATCCACTTTTATTTGTATAGAAGAAGATGGCTTCCTAGATGCCGCTTTAATCACCATCTTCACCTGCTCAGGACTAGGATCATCTTTAATTCTAGTTATTTTCTCTAATTTCTTCCTGATTTCAGGTGTAGAAGCATTTTTCTTTGCAAGATCCACAAGAGTATCTACCTGTACTTCAGTGACTCCCACTTTCAGATGCTGCTCTTCTAGCTTTTTGACTACATCCCGCATTTCCCATAAGACATAGCCCATAGCCCCACACATCACGATGACTGTCAAAGCCATACCACCAAGAACTATGTAACGACTTAAAGTAGATCTATTGATTTCTCTGGTACTTTTCTCAGCTTCATCCAAAGTTTTAGTCATTGGGTCAATTAACTTAGTAATCAATTCAAGGATTCTATCTAATTTGTCTGCTACATCCTTTATTGTGGGTTCACTCATTGCTACCACCTTTCACAGGAACATCCATTAAGTTAATGGCCTGAGTTTTAAAATCTTGAAGTTGAGATTTCAAGTCTTGATATCGGTCTCTCTGTGATTTTATCAATGTAGTCACAGTCTTATGAGATTCTCCATCGCTTTCTGGAACTTTAAAAAGTTCTTCTAGATCAAATTCAAATTCAACAGAGACTTCCCCATCTTTGGTATCATCTTCAATCTCTTTTGGCTTGAATGGCCACATCAAGTGTTTCTCCTGGCTACCATAGCCTCTTTCCAAGCATTCATAGCTTCAGTGAGACCCCTGATGACAGTGTTATTCTCATTAGAGAAATCCATCAAAAGTTCTCTCACTTCTTTGGATTCTTCTACACGCTTATCTTGTAGATCAGTCAATGTTACCTGGTATTTCTCTTGTATAGATGTGATGGTTTTCTGATACTCCTCTTGAAGAGATGTTAATGTCTTTTGATGTTCTTCTTGGGTAGTATTGATCTGAACCATCAATTTTTGTATATACCTCCAAAGATACATCACAGCAAAACCAAGACCTACGACCATCACAGCAGTCAATAAACCAATATAACCACCGTATTGAGCAAATTGTTTAATTGTTTCAACGGGCATAGACTATACAACCCTCCTCTGTCAATTATAGCGCAACATGACCATCAATAGACAGGAAAAATAAATATATAATTTGAAGATTTATTTATAGAGATATCTATGTTTAAGATGGGTCAGGGTCTAAAAACAAATCATCTAGATTCCCATCAATGATGGGCATCAATGTTTCCATCTCATCAGAACTTAGATCTTTTGGAAGATACTTAACATCAACAGCATGTAAATCGAATGAAATCTTCTCTTTCAGAAATTCTTGAAGTTCCTTTTCTTTAGCTTCACCTAACTCAACTGCCTCACGATGTTCTTCTCGGAGCTTATTGAATTCAGCTTCGAACTCAATTTCATTTCTGATTCTAGTAGCACCATTAGGAAGGAAGATTGGATTACCATCTGGATCTTTCACTGCATGTTTTGTGACCAATCTAACTCGTTGCTTTTCGTATTCTTCATAGCCATCTGGAGCTTGTCTTGCTTCTTCTAGAGCGTCAAGTTCATCCTTGATGGTACGTTTATTCTTTGCAATGACATAAGCAAATCTAGTTTCTCTGATCCTAGCTAAAGCCTTCAGAGTATCATTGAAAGAAATCAACTCCTTTCTTGTCATCTCAACTTTCATATCTTCCTCCTATTAGTTACATAAAATCACAACTGGGACTGACCTACATTACCATAACTAGCTAACCACCACCAGCACAAAATTGTACCTAACGTATTAGCTATCATATCTTTCCAAGAAGCACCATGCCTAAAACAACCATCAAGAAGAATTTCCCATGGTCCCATCATTATGAACCAACCCAAAAAGGCTGCCCAATGTCTATTTAATCCTAACCTAAAAAATAGCCATGTCAATAGAAAACATGTTAAAAAATGGGACAATTTGTCAGGTATAACAAAAGTCCAAGCTGGTAACTTATCTTCAAGACCTACCCAACCCCAAGCCTCTTTCATATTGATCTGTTCCCACCACCAATTATCTGGCTCCCACTTAAATCTAGACACCCACCATTGTATTATACTCATAATGCACCTCCTATATCGACTTCAACAAAAAGCTCTGGTCGATTTCGACAATAACTAAGAAGCATTTGAGGTGTCACAGATTCAAAATCGAAATTATCAATACCAGGACTTCCCAAAACTTTCAGAAATCTAGAGACCATTTCTGAACAAACCTGACCTCTAGAATTATTGAAAGGTCGTTTGATTTTCACTTTTAACAACTTCCAAACAATGAACACCAGCCCAATGAAAAAGGCACTTTTCCAATCATAAGGAGATGTAACAAGTTCAGAAATCTCCTTCAAAGCTGATGAAATGTTAGATGATTGACATCGAAAACGGTGAGTTACATTTTGGGGTCTTTTCTTTGTAGGAAACGTCTCAACACCACCAGCACTTGACTCTAAGGTCCAGCTATCACCTTCAAATGAAAGATTGTTATACTCCAACCCGGTGTGACTTACCTTACTCTTTTCAGCCCATCTTAAAAGACGACTATACCAGGCACTACTACACGTAAAAAAGATATCAACATGTTGTTCCATACCAAACTCCTATACGGCATTTTTCTTACCCAGATACAAAATCCAACCTACATCAAGAGCCTTATCTGAATTATTGACTATCACAACTTTATGTATCCAATGAGCAAGTACCCGCATAGGCTTAACAGCCGGAATAACAAGAGGCACTTCACCATTTCCAATTAAAGGTATTTTTGATACAAAAGTAGCTAATGATATAGGCTGATCAATCAGATTATACCCTCCTTTTCCAGTTACATTAATTGATACTGTTTCTGTATCTGGGTCCCAATCAAACCATCCTGTATTATTACCAGGAGCTGGTACTGGAACCACTTTAGTAAAAGTTACATTACCATTTAATTTTTCAGACAGATCCAAATCCCAACCACCATTGGGATATGGTATATAAACATGTGTATTTGGAGCTATCTCATATTTCAAATAATTACCGGCTCCTGGATTAGAAGTCCCTACAGTAGCTGGAGCATAAATACTAAATGAGACCTTATCACCTGGCTTACCACCATCATAGAAAACCATACCACCAGCTAGGTAAGACCATTCAATGAATTGAAACTCAATGCTGTCACTACCACCCATAACATATGCTTTTGAGAATTCAGTACCAGCAAATTTCACTCCATTAGACACATCATCACTTACACCAGTATAATTACTTACCATCCCAGACGGAAAGATATCTGGGACGTAATGTGGTTTCCCATCTGAAAACCGTGGAGGATTTCTGAGATCTATCATTCAATCACCTCCACACCATAATGAAGAAAAGCTCTCATCTTAGTTAAACTTGAAAGATTGTCTCGAATCACAATATCAAGAACTTTTTTATCAGTTATATGCACTGTAGCTATCTCGGGTTTTAGCAGAAAAACAAACATCTGAGTATTATCCGAAAATACCATATCATCTACTGGACGTAGATACCCAAAAAGGTCTACATTCGTCTTCATAGTGAAAGACCACAAAGTTTGGTCTTCTTCTGGTTCAGTATCTAGATGTCGAATCAAAACACCATTTGCTAAACCACTTGTAATATCTGCAAAAGAATTTGAATTCCAGCCAGAAGTACCAGAAACCACGATAAGTTTCATTGAATCTACATGATATATTTCTGTGCTAGGTGCTGAGATTCTGAACGTATAAGGACCTCCCCCACCACTACTATTCAGCTCAATATCATCAAACCAGAAATGCTGACCACCTTGAGAGGCATAAATGAAAACTAACTTAGCAACATCATTTACGAGATCAAAATCTGCTATTGGAATATTAACTTGCTGCCAAATATCCAGATCAAAGTTATCAATATAATCAGCAACATAAAGGACATTACCAGGATTAGAACCCCCACTGGTTCTAAATAGAATCTTGAAATTTGAACCTACAGGATAGGCTTTGGGCTGCATCCAGAAAGTCAAGGTATCATATGTCCCAGCTATGTCTTGATTCTCCCCATAATCAAATCTTGTCTCTTGTCCGGCTGACCTTTCACCACTATCAAGACCATTTGTCCCAGAATATTTTGACTCTGCTGTTTCTGTTCCTTGTGCCTCGTGATCCCAATCACCACCAGTATCTCCAGCACCAGTTCCATTCCAAATTACTGTAGGTGTACCTTGAGCAGCACCATTAATAGCCATCTCTTCGGAGCCATTATCGAGACGTTTGAACTTAGAACGCTCAAGATTCAAATTGTTAATCACAACAGTATTAATCGGCATTACTATCTCACACTGATGGAAGTAAATTACCCTTAACAAAACATCTAAAATACACCCCAGCAGAATCAATATCATCTCTTACCGTAACAGAAACTCTATCCGATGTTCCTGCATATAACCTCAACCCCCCACCAATTAACCAGGTTGTAGACAGCAAATCTTTACTGCTCACGACCCATTGAAAACCACCGGGGGATGCAAAATTCACAAAACCCTCATTCTGCTGTATATTGATCACTGTCCCAGTATTACCACCTGCTGTTATTTGAACCAATACACCATTGGTCAATGGTCCTGATACAGCACCAAAGTAACCATTGCCGAAGGTAATAGAATTTGATGCTATGGTGAGTTTCATCTCTTGCAGAGAAATATCATATGTTGAATCTGCTTCATATGTAAATTCAACAGGTGTAACACTCCCATCCACTAGCAACGAATCATTGCTTCCGTTAAGCACATATGAATTTCTGATTGAGGATGGGTCTGGTGGTGCAGAAGTGAACGCTATGGGCTCACCTCCGAGTGAATACAATGTTGCTTTCAGCCTACCCTGCCCACTGATTGTGTCAATGGCATCTAGAGACACTAAATCAGAAGATCCTTTTGCTATTTTTGATTCTGATTGCAAACGATATACAGCACCATCAAGAATGATACCGACAGGATTACCGGACCCATCATGCAACACTGTTTTTTGGAGGTCACTCGGCTTTGTACGTGTAGATAATGCTACATCAAGATTATCTGTCTTTGCTCGAATCAGGTCAGCAGTTGATTCTGAGGCACGAGATGAAAGAGCTACGTCAAGATTATCGGTATCCCCTTCAATTGACGTGAGAGAGGCTTCCAAAACATCTTGTTTAGCTTCTGTCGCTAAACCATGACCTGTAGCTAATTTGGTTTGGGTCTGAAGGCGATAAATTGAACCATCCAACTCAACCCCTACTGGATGAGCAGCACTATCATATAATATCACAGCAGGGCTACGACTCATGTTATTGCCCTCGTTCTGGAAGTCTCAAAAATACCAGTATACGATATAGTATCTGTTACAGTAGCCAATACTGTAGAACCATCAGTATCATATACTTTCCACTCCTCAGCAGTTGGTATTTTATTAGCATTTCGAGTAATGGTAAGTTCAACTATCTTCTTAGTTTTTGAGGAGGATTCCCACCATATCTCTGAGGTGGGAAAAGGATCGGCAGAGGGAAGGATTTCTCTATATGCCCCTGACACAAAACCCTCAGCAGGACCATTGTCTATAAAGTGGATTAACTGCCTTAGAACTTTATGTTCTGCCTCAGTTATACCACTCCCACCAGTACGAGGATTGTATATACCCAGGCTGTCTTTGAGCTTAAAGGCTCCACTTACATATCGTACAGCACCTTCTTCTGTAGGATCTTCAGTTTGCTCATCGTATCGAGTCTCTTCCTCCAGTGAAGGTCCGTACACTCTATCTGGAGTTCGAGGCATATCCCTTCATCCTATTCTATCTAAGACTTTTTAGGTCTCCCTCGCTTCTTTGAAGCCTCGGTTTTCTTAGTAGCTGCTTTAGTTGCTTTCTTGGCAGCACCTTCTTTCTTTTCAGCTTTTTCTTTTGCTGCTTTGGCTCTACGCTCATTGAGGTCAGCCACCACTGATTTCCCTCGTGCAGCTTGTAAAGAAGGACGCACAGAACCATCACTATCTGGAGTTATAGTACCATCTTCGATGGCTTTATAGAGAGTTTCTAATTTTGCCCGTTCTTCTTCATGCATTGAAGAAAGAATATTCTCACTTTTACCAAAGGCTAACACTTCTCCCTGTTTAATCTGTTTATTGATAAAAGCTGCATCTGACAAATTGGTAAGGATACCTTTACACTGATCTATAGCTGTCACCACCATAGTATGCTCTTCAGGTGACATTTCTTCACCCATTAACTTCTTCTTATAGTATCCCTTATGATTTTCTAACTTTTCTATACCTTGCTTCAAAGCACCAATAGCACCGTCATTACGATACAGCTCTTGTTTTGCAGCTTCCTCCTGAGCACTTAGTCTCTTACCAACCTCTTTGGTAATCAACATCTTCAGTTCTGACTTTTCTACATTCATCTACATCTCCTCTAGTTGTTTTTAGCTACATATATATTAGTTGATACTACCTGATAATCATTGTGATAACATCAGGATTACCAGGAGAACCTGTCAATGCAAACTCAAATTTCAGATCCCCATTAGCTGGTGCATCACCTGGGTATACATCATGATTTGCTGCTGCATCAGCACCATTACGCATCAGCACACCATTCAAATATATATCAACATCGGTTACAAATGTATAGGTTGAATAATCAGAAAGTTGAGCATCAATATTTGGTGATCCACCAGCTCCTGTCACATTTGTATTAGCAGCAATCGTAGCTGCTGTAACTACTGCAACAGTCTTCTCAGTATCTGCTGCTGTAGAAGCTTGAACAATAGCATTCAGCAATGACACTTCACCAAAAGCTGTTTCGTAATTATCCCATTCAGTAGAATTTGCAGCCAATTTAAGATCCACACTGAATGTAGATCCTGAACGATACCCATCATCAAAAAGGATCTCATTCACAGAATCAAGTTTGACATCTCCAGCACCACCTGAAGCCAGAGTCAGACCAGCAGCAGAATCAATCTGACCAGCGGTATCACCTACATTGATAGTGGTGCCACCAGTGTCAAATGCAGCTCCTTGTGCAAAGTCGGCTGTGTTGACATTGTTTATATCAAGGTCATCTACATTTAACTCAATTTCATCACCAGCAGCATTAGGCTTAATACTCAAAAGGTCTACACCACCGTCACTGGTTTGGAAATCAAGAGTATAAGTATCAGAGATACGCCAATCAATATTCTGAATCTGTGTTGCTGGTCCAGCTTGATTGTCAATAGCATTATCAAGAGTAACATCAACAGAGGCACTTACATCTGTAAACACACCTGTTAAGAATGCTTGTTCTGGCAAAGAATCAAGATTCAATCGACGTACATAACTGTAATTAACAGATTTACCACCAATATCAGCAGCATCACAAGGGATAAGATCATCAGCAGTACCATTCTCAACTACAAATGAAATCTGTACCTGTGCTGTACTGTCATTAAAGGCAGTACCATCTGTAACCCCAGTTTCAGTTTGCAACAACCCAAGAATTTCTTTTTGATTAGAAAGAATTGGGTCTCCAGTAGTAGCGTCCCTGATAACTACTAAGTTTTTGGGGTTGATAGTATTAACACCAGAGACTTCAGCAAGGTCATGGCTTCCAACATCACCAGATAATGTAGCAACAACACAACCATTTGCAGTTCCTGCATTGACAGCCGCTGTCTCAGTAGGTGTTTCACTACTAGCCTGGCTCAAAGTAACATGATCACCAGCACCACCAGTAAGCCCTGAAACTGCAAAACCAGCATCTGAAACTGTTTCAGTAACTGTCTGGTTACCAGCACTACCACCCTGATCATGTGTAAGGGTTACAGTAGCAGCACCACCATTTGAAGCATCTACCAAGAGTCCAGCACCAACACCATCAATAGCTGCAATGCAAGTATCTCGAACATCATCTGCTGTAGTGTCACCACTTACATTTACTCGAATGTTAGTTGCATCATAACCACTTCCTGGAGTGTATGTGCCAGTAACATCAAAGTAGAATGTCACAGCAGGATTAGTACCATCACTAATAACAAAAGTTTCACCATCAGAAAGATTAGCTTTTGCTACTGTAGTAATAGAACCTGTAGGAACAACACTTGCAGGGACAGTAATGTCAGTAAGCACCTGTGCTCTAAAGAGGAACTTGTGTTCCTCTAAAGCATCAAGATGTGTGGCAATTTGGTATATACCTCTGGTCTTGGTATTTATTGTTGGCACTTCATCATACCAATTACCACTCTCTGTGTAATACAAGACTCTCTTGAGCATAGAACGAAGACCATTCAGATCATCCTCAATGTTACTTGGGTTTGTCTCCAAAGTTGATCCTGGAGCAATAGTATCATCATAGGTATCAGATGGATTGATCTGAGTGACTTGCCTGATATATGTTCTACCCATTTCTAAACCTCCAAAAAAAGTTTTTTAACCAACGCTAAATAGCAGTTATATAATTTGCAGTTACTCTGTCATCTCCAAAAGGAGCAAAGTTCAAAGTCACAGTATCATAACCTGTACCTACCCCACCACTTTCAGAGATAGTGTAATCTTCAACAGCTCCTTCATGAAGTTTTTGACCATTATAGTGTACCCTTAATGAAGTTGGCTCAAATACATCTGGTGTTAGATACATCACATTAACTCCATTCACATCACCAATTAATGGAATGCCATATTTGAACCTATCCGTATTAAGGGCAGATCCGACTCGACAAAGAGGCATAACATTTCTTTCCTCCTAGAGTGGACACACAAATCCACTCTAAATAGGGATGTTATAAAAGCATAATGGAAAAAGTAGATTACCAATATGAAGGAGCGTGATTCAGATTAGCTTTTAATGTAAAACTAGCTGTAGCACCATCACCACGCATGAAAACTCTAGAAATATTTTTCTCAGGATAAGCTGGGGGCTCATTTGCACCTAGAGCTGGAACAACAAATTCACCACCATTTTCTTCATATTTCACAAACATTTGTGGTGTGAGACCTGTGTTTTGGATGAAGATCTCATCAGAAACACATGGCAATAAAACTTCTATACCACCAGTAGGAGCGGTACCTTCCACAATGAAATTTGACCGATCTCTATAAATAGGGGAAATGATTGGAAATGGAAGCTGAGTACCAGCGGCAGGACCACCATCTACAGTCAACTCAATCCAAAATACTGATTCATCATCCATTGAAACATCAGCAGGATTGAAAATAAAACGTGTTACATTTTTTGGAAGACCATGACCAGTATAAGCCACTGCATGAGTAATTGAATCTGACTTTCCACCAGTAAACTGTGGTATTTGGATAGTATCCCCATACGATCCTTGAAGCTCTTGACAAAATTCTAAAGTAAAAGAAGGATTCCCTTCTTGATTATCAATCAATATATCAACAAGGTCTTTCGCTCTTTTCCTTATGCTAATCATATGTCGGAATGGCATTTCTAACTCCTCATGTCTTTAACGGTCTTGTCAATAACCTCATTTTTTGATCTTGGACCAGACCGTTCTTTTTCAATCAAAGGTTGATACTGAGCTGCAACCTGAGAACCCTTCTCCATGACTGCTTGATCTCTCACCTGTTCCCAAGAATCAGCCTTTTGCCCTTTATAATTAGGAACCAACTTTGCCCCTTCTCCATACCTCTCATTTTGTTTGAGAGCCATATCCACAGATCGTTGCTCCCGTGCCCTTTTCTCTTTCCAATCCCTGCCGGTCCAACCCCAACCTTTCAACGAAAAATTCACTGAGCCAGGGTTAAAGACTCGATCCATCTGATTCCCACAGCTACATAATATTTCAGAATCTCTTTCTTCAACGGAAAGATTCTTCTTTGTCATTTCCCCACATTCACATTCAAAAGTATAGATCATAGGTCACCACCTATATGAATAATTTTTCACTAAGTCAAACACAGCATAAACATGCTTACACACCAAATTGTTACCCTTTGGATCTCTGATACGAGGAGGTGTTGCAGTTCCTTTTGAATTGCCATCTAAATAACCACCTCTTCGAGCATGGTACTCTGGCCCATAATAGATCCAAAATGGACAAGAACAAGACAATTTAAGGTCAGCTTTATCTAGATTTTTGATCCTTCTATCTTTTGCTTCAGCCTTCACAGTCACTACATGAGTACCCTGACCACCTCTTGATTGTACCTCAAAAGTATATCTATTGTTTTTAGGCATAGATCTGCGTAATCTGGTACGACAACTCCTAGCCTTGTTTTTCACATCCCTAGACAACCGCCCCTCAATATCTTTCATGGTCACAGCAATTCTACTTGAATGATATTTAGGACTCAATATTAAAGGAGAGGTCTCACACAAAAATCTAGATACTACAGCATTTGCTATGAGATGATCACGATATTCCTCTGAATCAAGTTCTATAATAACAGGGTCTTCATACGCTCCTTGCCCTGGGTAAAAACTTAATTCACCTCTCATATCTTTTTCCACAACAGTATCAAAATGCTTTGGTTTACGATACATATCCTCTATGTCTAGTATATCACCTTCACCCCCATTAGATCTGTCAGAATCAGGAGGGGCTACTAATGTTCTATAACCAGAAGGATACTCGTAATCATATTCCCACATGGAAACCTCATCACAGTTCTGTTATAGAATAAAATAAAAGGAAAACAAGGAGAGGATCAACTGAGTGCTTCTGGATAAGACTGTCGAATTACACGCTTGAAAGTATCAGTCTCAGCCAAAAAGATAGCCCTGATGATATCAGGTTTCTCTGAGAATTCTTTGATACTTTCGGTCTTATCTTTTGTAGATGCATAAAAATCCCAAGATTCTGGGAATTCAGGACACATCTTTTTGACTGTGGCCACAAGCATATCATCTATCTTGGGCTTTCTCCCTCGACGAGGGGTATCATCAGAATCATCTGAATCAACTTCTACTTCAACATTGACTTCACGGTTACGGTCATGAACACTACCTACCTCAATAGCATCTTCAGAAGTGGCAATCATTTGACTCTGTTTACCATCAGTCTCTCGTGCCCCAGCAGCTTTTGGTGATATGTTTTCTTGCTTAAAAACGATCCCTTCCTGCATCACTGAAGTTGTCTTGGCTTCACCTTGAACATCTTCAATGTCCTTGATCTCTCTATTGACAGCAGATAAAGTCTCTTTAGCTACCAAGGTACGACCTGTTACCTCTCCTTCACGACCCACATTTCTCTTGCCAATAGTACGTACCTGAGCAATCTCACCCATTTCTTCATCAACTTCTATACCAACAGGATCTCTACCAGTAGCTTGCTCTTTAGCTCTGTCATGTAATGCTTGTCGGTTTCTAAATGAACCAACAATTTGTTCATCAACCGCAGAAACTACAGTTTGAAACTTAGAATCTTTTTTATTAGGGGTGGCTGCTGAAACTTGCATATCAGCAGACTGTGGATGATAACTAGGTTCTGAACCACCTTCTGGAGCTAACCATCCTGCTTTAATGACAGTCTTGAGTCTAGGAAGAACTACAGCAGGTTCCCCTTCAATCTCAGCTCTATAACCATCAAAAACAATTCGAGTCCCAGCTTCAATTTTCTGTTCAGTATCACCAATAGTGAAACCCACCTTAGCTACATAACATTTCGCTTCTCTTGACATTTTCTAGATCCTCCATGGAAGTATTAAGCACTCTCAGACAATATTACAGAAAATTTGTATTAGATCAAGAAAAAAATATATAGATATAGAGTAGCAGATCTGGGTGGGGGATCTTTCGACCCCCCACCCATCTCTTCACCCAAGAATTAGGAAGGGATTCTTAGGGGTAAACCGTTACCGCTGGACCACGAGCCTCTGGAGACCCCAAGGATTGTACGCACCGATACCGAGATTCTCGAATACTGAGAATCCAATGGTCCTAGCCTTTGGATCATCAGCAGACAGAACAGTCAGTTCTGTACGGACAGGGATACGTCCAAATTGTTCGGGTTCACAACAGATATACACGAAACCACGAGGAACAAGCCTGGAGACGATGATCTTGGCTCCCCACAACGTAGCCATCATACCGGTTTTGAGCAGAGTTCCCTGAGACTCGATATCCAAGATGTCACGACCGAACTTACGGATATCCGCATAGTCACGAGCGTTCATATAGATACGAGCAACACGGAGATCATGCTCTTCAACCTGTCCAAAAGCATCGGCAAGAATGCCTGGGTTGATGGGAGCGATCACCAACAGATCAGGATTGGTCTGACCAGGAATGTTGTCATAGCCATTGACAGCAATGCTATCAAGAATGGCAAAGACACGCTCATCTTCAGCAGCCTGAATCTGAGCCTTGGCAAGATCCTGAGCACGTTCGATCAGATCGAAACGTCTCTCCTTGACCTGGGTCAACGGAATTTCGGGGTTACTGGCTACTTCAAACAGAGGGAACTGTACCCTTCTGGTCTTGACAATAGCCAAAATGTTCTCACCTTCCTCACCAACGACATAAGCCGGTACGTCTGGGTCTTTATCATATACAGCCAAAGCTCCATCCGGCAAATATTCAACGAGGAAAGTCTTACGTCCTACCGCACTGTAATCTCTGCGTGTACGCAGTGGCTGAATCATGGAAGCAGCCAGCTTTTGCCTACCAGCAGCGGTGCGGATGAACTCAGAGATGATTTTTTGCTTCATAGCATTTGATACTTGAGCCATCTCAGCACCTCCATCACAGTAACAGATTGAAGACGAGTTCCGGGAAGGAGGAATCGGGTGCTACAATAACAGTACCCACTTCCTTAGCCGTTCCAGAAGCTGCAACTTCAATCGAGTCGTTAGCACGGTTGGTCAGCAATCCATTGATACCACAATACAGGGATTGACCTGTCTTGTAGGCTGTCAATGCATCACCAACGGCCCCGCCACCAGTAGTAGTTTGCTGGGAAGTTTCGTAAATACGAACCCCATAACTACCCTGGCCACTTACATATGGACCCTTTCCACTAGCCGGTGCAGGGGCATTCTCGAAAGCATTGCCTTCTGCATCGTTAATGAAAATACCCAGTGGCTTGTTATCAGCATCTGGGACAGCCGGGGGTCCACCAACTTGGCCATTACCGGCATCACCACGAGCTACACACACACTCCCACCCAGGACACCCCGTTTAGTGTTACCGGTCAGAGTCGTTGACGGATCTCCGGTTTCCACAGACGGGTTGTTTTGAGTGAAGGCATCTGCACATAGCTCACCAACATTGTTTCGGATTCCGAGATGCAAGATCCTCAGAGCTGAGGGGCCTGCCACGAAATCCTGGGAGCTTTGTCCCTGCAATCCTGCTGGCATGTTCATACCTCCTTTAGGGTTGACGTTTCTTCATCTTCTTCGTCAATTACATCACATTAATCTTTGAAAACATCTGATACATCAGGATCAGAGTGCCAAAGAGTCGATAGATCAGATCCACCTTTATCCTTAGAAGCCACCTTCACAGAACCACCCAACTTCTTGACTGGTTTACGAGAAGACTTTTTGGCTTTGACTTCACCGGTCTCTTCATCAAAGAGTCCTTGCAACACTTGGTCATACTGTTTTTCTGGGAGGACTTCTTCTTCCATCATTGGAGGAGCCATCATTTCTACGTCAAGACCAGGCTCACCCATGAGGTCCTCTAGCATTTCATCTTCAAGAGCTGGAGCAGCTTCACCTTCAGGCATAGGAGCTGGAGCAGCTTCACCTTCAGGCATAGGAGCTGGAGCAGCTTCACCTTCATCTAGAAGCTCTTCTCCCTCTTCTCCCACTTCCCCCATCTCCATTTCTTCCCCACCTTCCTCTTCTTCACCTTCCTCTTCCTGACCTTCTTTCTCCAAACCTTCCTCACCCTTCACGGTGTCACATGCCTCTAACTTAGCCATAAGACTTTTCAGAGTAGTGACTTCATCAGGAGTCAGAGCAGCTTTGACCTTCTTTTCCTTAGATTCCTCGGTCTTGGCTTCTTTGGTATCCTCAACCTTAGTGTCTACAGAACTCTTACGAATCCTGGAAAGAGTAGCAAGGATAGCCTTGCTGCTTAGAGTCATCAGCTCAACAGCCTGATCCTCAATTGCTTCCTCAGAAGCACCAGCAAGCATATGCTTAGCAATCTTCACACAACGGAAAGCCTTCTTTCGGATATCAGCCTTTGACTTCCTATTCCTTCTTGCCATCATCATGGGTTCCATAGCAGGCTCACTTTTCTGATTGTCATAGGTACCCTCATTCCATCTCTCGTCAGAATGATGTCCCCAATCAGGCTTGGGTTGACCCATACCGATTTCATCTCTGGGCTCTTCACCTAACCAAAGGTCTGAAGGGTGTTTTCCCTCTGCCCAAGCTTCAGGGTCACCCTTAGCGTATGCATCATAGGGAGGCTGCCTATGATCCGAATTCATCTCATACGCATCCGCCCTACGACGACGACGTGACGTAGGTCTACGATTCATATTGTTTCTTCTAGCCATAATAGCCTCCTTAACTACGAGATTTTGCCAGACTCAAAATATATCCACCAAGGATAAATCTCTTGATCTCTCTATTAGAGATAGATTTATTAAAAATATATTGGCATTTTTTCAGGAAAACTTTAGGATCGTCACCATATGATGATATAGAACCCACTTTTAACAAGGTTTTTACTTCATCAAATGAGAAATCAATTCCAGCCTTCTTAGCCACCAAAAGAAGTTCTAGTCTAGAAAATTTATCTTTCAAAGATTGCCATCCAAATTTTCTATAGTTTTCTAGACCTGAGTTGACATTCTTAGAGAGTCTCTTTTTTCTTGATTCTAGAAGAGTATCATCTTCAAATTCTGTAAATTGAGTGATCTCGGGTTCTGGCTCTTCTAGAGCTTCTTCAAGAACAGTATCCCAAACATCTTGAAGTAGCTTCAACCTGACCTCTTCCATGAGGTCAGTATAACTTGTTAATTCACCCTCACCAGGGATTTCCAGACCTTCATCAACAGGGTCCATCTCAACATCCCAACCCTCACTATCATCTGGCCAGTCTCCCTCTCCTCCTTCTTCTCCACCCTCCTCAGGAGCATCCTCAGCTTCATCTTCAGCAGGTTCTTCATCTTCTGGGGGTTGGGCTAAAACAATCCTAGAAGCTACCCGTCGAAGATTATCATTTTCAACAGATTCACGTCTTGACTCATAAGCATTCTTGAGTAGACCTGAGATTTTCTCTAGATCTATGATATTAGGGTTCAATATAGAATGAAGCACTGCTCCCGTAAATGCAGGATCTTTCACCCAACTAGCTTCTATAAATATAACTGAATCAGGCACATCTTTATGCCCACACAGTTCTGCTACGATACGCTCTCTTCCATCAGGATCTATAAATGTAGAACCCTTCTCGTATTTAATATGAGGGCAAAGCTGCGTTTCATCAAATGCCACATTCCCACATTTGGTACATATAGTAAAGACTACCTCACAGCCCATAGATAATGTTGTAATCTTTTTACGGAGAATATCCTGGATCAAGTCTTTATGTTTCTTATGAGTAGCAACCAAGATGTCTATATATATGGTATCACCAAGGTCACGAGCTACAGCATCAATAACCTTCCCTTTGCTCAAACTTGGGATCTGAACATGTTCTACATAATTCTCACCACCAACAAAAGTAGGGTAAGAAGCTACAAGCAGATTACGTTCCCAACAATCGGCATTACCATTTATATAGACTGATGTATCAGCAGTGACATAGAAATCTGGATATTGACGATCCACAACAAAACCATCAACCTTGATTTTACCTAGCTTGCTATTGGCAGGTGCCTCAGTATCTACAGAAGCAATAATTGTGCAATGAGACAATAAGTATTCTTTGGGATCAAACTCTTCCAGGATACTCTCTGCTTTATTAGCTGTACGAGCTGAGAACTTAGGATTCTTTGCCCTAAACCAGTCCTCGATATCAATGGAAGGGACTAAAACTGTAGCATCAGCATATTTTAAAAAACCCATCTTCCTATCCTATATGAGGTTAAAACTTGAACCGAGACTATCGAACCACTTTTCCTCTAATGTTTTGAAAAAGCCATTCAAATCTTCCTCAAGGTTATCTAGATCAATTTCCTCATCCAAATACTGGATGAAGAGATGCTGTATCAGTACATGAATGTCTGTAAGCCAAGATATATATGACTCCACAATGGACACCATAGCATTGACTGAATCTTTGGTGTATTTCAAGTATAGGTCATACTTATAGCGTTTCAGAACATCTAAGATATGGTGTAAAGCATCTAGTCTTGGGCCTTGAATTAAACGGTCTACAAAACCTGTTGCATCAGGTGTCACTTCAGGATCAAATTTCTTTATGTTCTCGATACGAGCAAGACCAGAAAACACAACATCAAAAAATGTAACACCCTCAGAAATAAGCTCATCTCTGAACTCTATAAGTCTAGATTCATTATCTAAGCCAAGAATTCGTTTCGAAATCTTGATCACATCATCTCTATGATAGAGATGACCTATCTTATCATACAGTTCTCCCTGGATGTCATCCACACCACAACCTTCACACAAGCAGGTATAGACTATTGTCGAGATAGAAGTCATTAAAGTTCTCTGGTTGAGGGAGAAGCAAACTCAAGGTCCCTCTCTATAGTTTTTTTCAAATCAATAGCTTCTCTTTTCACTTCAGCATAATGTGAGATAGCACTCAGCCTACCCAACATGTTGCTTGCAACTTTACGAGCCTCTTGTTTGGGAAGTCCTCTAAACATCCCAGCCTGCACCAGAGAACAATCTTCTTTTGCTAGTCTCTCGATACGGTAAGTAATCTCAGACAAATCATCTGAAAATTCTGGGAAAAGGCTGGAGATTTTTCTAGATAAATGACTCATATCTTCTGATAGCTTGTGAAGAGAACCACCAATTTGCTTGTAATTCATTGACATGTCAGGATCAGAACTACTCAAATCGGGATCTGACTCATTCACACGCTCTCGTCTACGATCTTTACGAGGAGGACGCTTCTTAGGAGCCTTCCGTACCAACCTCTCTGTCTCTTTCTCTTCAGATTTGTATCTATCCTTAGTTCTAGGCATAAGTGTCTCCGTGAACAAACAACAATATCCACTTTTAGATTTTAATAAATAGTTTAGTGAGACTATGAGATAGTATGTCTGACTGAAATGAATAGTTCTATATGTTTGGGTATTCTTTTCCTACGACCCAACTTCTTCCTTTGGTCATGATAGAGATCAACAGCTCTTTTGGTGGCTGTGAAAATTTCCTTAGCCTTGACCTGGAAGGAATCTTCATTAATTTTGACTTCAAAGATCTTCATCGTTCCCAAGGACTGATTTGGTTTTGGATAGCAATCAGCAATTCAGGGTAATGTGATTTAAGACAACGGTCGCAAACCATTTTCAATTCGTTCAAGGTAGGATCATTTAAGATATTGTCTCCATCTTCACCAAGAAGAACTGCACCTGTTGGGTGCTTCATGTCCTTTAATTGATTTTCTCTATCCTGATATGCCACACCCACTTCACATCCGGTACAATAAGCATGTAGAGCTATGTTCACATCCTTCACTTTAGGGTATAGCCTTAGATTAGTAGGTGCTGGACGCATTACTCCTCCTGTGATGGGCCACAATAATGTTTCAAAGTCAATTCCTTCAACGATTCAGGGACTGGTTCTAGATAACAGACCTGAAGACCTTTTCTGGAAGTGATAAAGAACCCATCGTTAAAAAATGGCTCCAATGAAGCCATGTCTTGTTCAGTGTAAACATGAATGAAAAAAGAACTCTCTTGAGATCGTATTGGGAAAAGGAAAAAAGGTATTTTCAGAGACTCTACATTCACAGACCCATAAAGACCTGGGACCTGCACCATATAGAACAAATCACCATTCTCCATAGCCACAAAATCGATGTCACTGGTATGAGCCCATACCTTTCCTTCCAAATCAATTGCCTCTACAAGATTTTTAATTTCAGAATCGAGAATGCCTGGAGCTGTGAGCCAAGTGACCTGGAGAGGGTCTTCAACTTCAATGGGAGAGACATCAAAAGACATTCGACGCTGGTAATAACGTACAATTTTCATTGACCAAATTCCCTATCTATATCGGCCTGAGAGATGATATTAAATTTCCGTAGGATTTTCTCTGGCTCCTTACTATAACGTTCCAACACAGCTAATCTTGAATCTTCTACTGTTCTAGCACGGTCACATGCTTTCCCCCACAAATCCTTCCAAAACCTTTGTTGCTTCACCTTATCTGGCTCTTTACGGTTTTTTATCCTCATAACATCTCCAAGTATCTCTGACAACGAGAGATATATCTTTATGTCCTTCTCTTCATTCACACACCGATAAAAATATCGAAATCCTCTCTTAAACCCATATACGAATACAACTATACAGGCAAGACAAAAAAACAAAATCCCACCCACACATATAAGAATCAATGTCTGTGTCTGGGCCATACACCTTTGCACTCCTTCCAGAGGAATTCAATAGACTGTGGAGTCCTGTTAAGACCCTTATTCATTTTGTCAGGATCATAGTGGTTGACCAGAGGCACATTAGCAAGACGTACATAATCCTCCCTTTCTGGATTCACAGCTTCCAAATAATCTTTCCTAGCTTTTGGAATCCTCTGCAACATCCATATAACATCATCCTTGGTCAGAGTCCTCAGATAATTCCTCCCCTCCTGAATCCAATAATTGCCTTCAGGGATATCCTCCCTCCAAATCTCCACCTCTTCAGTTGAGACACTGGTACCATTTTCCGGGAAATTACCACTAAGCGACATATCATCCTCCTCTTCACTCATATATACACTAACAATACAAACAGATCAATCAACATCCCCCCACCCACAAATCCAGGTCTCAATTTTTTGGATCTCATCTCTACACTTACAATACATGTATGGTAACTTTTCAGATCCCAAAATCTCCCTACCTGCAACACAGGTAACTTTCCTTACCTCCAATTTTTGGATCTCCATAATAATATATATAAATAGATCTGATCTTAACTTCTACCTACAAGAGGAAAAGAAAAGAGAGTATATATAAATGAAGAAGGGGGAGTACACGAAAAGATCTGTATGGCAACATATGGTGAGGAGAAGAAATGAAAAAAAATGGGTAGGAAGCGGGAAATTTTTTAGTTGTATGTTCAGGGAGTTATGAGACCCAGTGTTGTAAGTTACTGGAATTGTATGAGATCTTTTTTGTAGACAAAGGAGTTTGAATCCGTATAATGCCCTTAATTGGCTTGATTAGGAGGGGATTCAAAAAGTGAAAAAAGGTCGTTTGAATCTTACCGCTGAGGGTAAACAGTCTTCTAGCAAGTCAAGAGTTTCATGTCCAAACTTCCAGTTTATCTGCCATCAACGTAAAAATGCCCTGACTACTGGCCTACTAGTACCAGGGAAGGTTAGATTTACGTCCCGATGGTCTGGGAGATGCCCTGCTGTTTGCTGCCACCGGCCTACCGGTGGGCTCTCAGCCCTTACTAGCCCCAGCATTTCGCTGGTTGGAGTCGGGCCAAGTATGTCTCTTCCCTCTTATAAGTTCATGAGAGGCACATCCGAGCAGAAATTTGGGCAGCCAACAACAACAGAAGCCTTGAAAACAAAAACACCACTGGAAGGAACAGAAAAGAGAGCATATATAACGACGATGGTATAAAAAACAATATGAAACCCGAACACTTATGAGTGTTCGTCTAGCTGGATAACTTCAGCTAGCATGACATTTAGGAAGGGGTTGAGGGGAACGAGATCTCTCAAATTCTTCAAGAATTCCTCCCGTTCCTAAAGGGAGAGATGTATCTTGAAGACAATTTATGTGATACCTGACCTGAATTTAGAAGTAGAAACAAAGACAGATTCTCTTAGACCCAAATGGTTGATTCATTTTGAAGATGGGTTTTCTTTCAAATCACAATATCAGCCAGATGATGGTTCCCCACCTAGACATCGAATAGCAGAAGTTAAAGGTCCATTCTATGTTGAGAAGATTTCAAATGAAATCAGTCAAAAAGGATTCGTGCAGAGAGCTACTCTGAAACCTAAAGGATGGGAGTGTGCATGGACACACCTCTGATCCAAGATAGTTCTATTGCCACAGAGATAGCTTCTTGTCAGCTCTGTCCACTTTATCAAGACGTGGTTAGTCCTGTTCGAGGAGAAGGCCCTCAGGATGCCAAAATCATTTTTGTGGGTCGTAACCCTGGTAACGATGAAGATCGTTTCACCAGGCCCTTTGTGGGACGTTCTGGGCAGCTTCTGAATGAGTGGATGGGGAAGGTTGGTTACAAAAGAAACCAAGTTGGGATAGTGAATATGGTAAAATGTTTCACTCCTGGAAATCGACCTCCTACTCAGACAGAGATTGAGTCCTGTAAAGTACATCTCCGAAAAGAACTGGAATTTTTTGACAAGGCAAAGATTCTGATCCTTATGGGATCAGATGTAGTCCAGACTTTGATGCAATTTAAAGAGAAACAAAAAATTACACATATAGCTGGCAAAATTTATAGAGCTGGGAGATTTCATGTCTTCATTATGTATCATCCTTCCTATGTCTTGAGGAATCCTGCCGAAAAGAAACGATTCTTCAACTATTTTGCTCCAAAGACAAAGAATTTAGCTGAGCGTTTAGAAATAATTTAAGCTCATTGGTAGAGTCTCTTCATACAGTGAAGAGGAGGTATATATGTTTGGTGAGATTTGGGAAAGAGATGGTGTCCGAGCATTTCTGACAAGTTATGTCAGAGAAGGCACCTTTCATCCTCTTATTCTCACTGGTGAAGAAGGCATGGGGAAGCAACTTTTCTCCAGGCTCATATTCAAATATGCCAATTGTGAAGGTAATCAAAGTTCAAAATGTGAATGTGCTTCTTGCATATCAATACCTAGAGAAGATTACATTCTCTATGAATTAGAAAAGAAGTCTTGGGGTGTAAATGATATTCGAGAGATTTCTGCTGCTGTCAGTAAGCCACCACTAGCCTCTAAAGTCAGAGCTATTGTCATAGACCAAGCTGATAAAATCACCCCTGAGGGAAGCGATGTTTTTTTGAAAATAGTAGAGGATGTAAAGCCTTACAATCTGTTTCTTTTCCTCACTCCTTACCACACAGAAGTTATCCCCACTCTTCGATCTCGATGCTGGGAAATTTATATACCACCAACATCAGAAGCAGAGTATGGTGGAATACCACTGTTCCAACTTAACAAAAGTCGTGTGGAACAGGAAAGAGCTATATTGTTCATAGAGAGTTTTTTTGAAAAAGAGACGTTACTGAATCTTCTTAAAGTACGAGAGACAGATCTTGGAGATTTAATCCATTGGGTGTTGTTTGTACTGCATCTTCATTTCACAGAATCCTCTCCATATGTCCAAGAAAGACTTTCATTGATAGAAGAGAAAAGAGGTAGTCAAGACCTACTCGTTATCTATAACCATTTAAATCAATTCTACCAGACTATGAAGAGATACCCTAGTGTTAGAGCTTGGCATCATTTCTTTCAAGCTGTGGTAGATGCAAAGATAGAGCTGAGAAAATAATGCATTGGTGTCTGATAGGTACAAACGAATTCTTGAGAATGAAAATCTTGGAGATGATCCAAGATCGTACCGGTATTGACACAGTTATCCAAAAAGAGGACCCTAATGAGATCTATTTCCTAATCAAAAGCAGTCCTCTCAAGAAGATCATAATTTTTTGTGATGTCCGTAAGATAAGTTACGACGTGCTCAAGAAAATAAAGTTGGAAAATCATCACATTGTTTGGGCTGTGACTAACAGGGGGTATCTCGAACACATACCAGAAAAAGTACCTCAAGAAAATACATTCAAATGCAATGACCTCAATGAAGAAAGATTTGTAGTATTCATTAGAGGTGTCTTGAAGGAATTTGGTATCTCGTTATCTGAAGATGAATATATGTATTTAGCAGAACGTCTGGATAGGGGAGATCTCTATCAAACACACTCTGAATTAGTCAAGTTGGGGAATCATTTCAAAACTGCTGGTAAGATTCTACAAAAGGATCTCAAGTGGATTGGCAACCCAAAGAAAAAGACAACTCTAGATTTATTTAATGATTTCCTCAGAAAAAGAGAAACCACACTCAAGACTTTTCTTAATCTAGAACATCAAGAAATACCTCCATTGCAAATCTTGGCTTTCTTTTTGGAAGCTGTTGAGAAAGTTATATATATAAAATCATTCATGGCTCGTGGAGGGGAAATCAAAGAACTTGCAGGTCAGTTAAATGCCCATCCGTATTTCCTAACAAAACTACAAGAGCTATCTTCAAAAATAACCTTGCCTAAGTTACTGAGTTGGCATAAAAGGTTGTGCCAATTAGATATAGGTATGAAATATACAGGATTAGATGGCTATATATTATTACGGTCGTTTTTATTGGAGGAACTAGCATGATAAGTTTAGAGGTATCTGGTGATACTACGAAAATGAAAGTGGAGTCTTTTTTCTGTAAAGGTGGGAAACCAGATGCAGGCATAAAATGGGAAAAGAAAAATGCAGAAGTAAAAGACAAAGATGGCAATGCAATATTCCAACAGAAAGGGGTTTCCTATCCTCAGTTTTGGAGTCAGCAAGCTATCAACATAGTTTCTGAGAAATACTTTGCAAAAACAAGCAGAGCTAAAAATGAAGAGAAAAGCCTAAAAGAACTAGCTGAACGAGTTTGTGGTACGATTCGTAAATGGGCTATTGAAGGTGAATATCTAGATGAAGATGAGGCAGATGTATTTTGTAATGAACTTATGTATATGATCTACAATCAAGTCATGGCTTTTAATAGCCCAGTGTTCTTCAACATAGGGCTAGATGAAGAGCCTATGATCTCTGCTTGCTTCATTCAAGGTTTGGAAGATTCAATGGGTTCTATTATGGAACTTGTCTCCAACGAGGCTCGTATCTTTCAAAACGGGGGTGGGACAGGGACCAATTTTTCTGTCCTCAGGTCTTCAACGGAGCCTCTATCAAAAGGAGGTATAGCTTCTGGTCCTGTATCTTTCATGAAAGGTTTTGATGCTTTTGCTGGTGTCATCAAAAGTGGTGGGAGATTACGTCGTGCTGCCAAGATGATCATTTTGGATGTAGGGCATCCAGATGTTGAGGAATTCATTTGGTGCAAAGCTCTTGAAGAAAAACGTCTCCAAGAATTGATCCGAGATGGTGAAGCCAATTTTGAACACGTCTATAATCATACTTACTTCCAGAATGGTAACAACTCAGTACGTATCCCAAATGAGTTTTTCCGAGCTGTCAAGAATGATGGTAATTGGTATACAAAAGAGGTAGTCAGTGGGAAGAAAGGTCCTAAGTACAAAGCTTCTGAGATTCTAGGGGACATAGCGAAAGCAGCACATATTTGTGGTGACCCTGGTGTTCAGTACCATACCACTATCAATGATTGGAATACACTAGCCAATTCTGGTGAGATTGTAGCTTCCAATCCTTGTAGTGAATTTATGTCTCTTAATGATAGTGCTTGTAATCTTGCTTCATTGAATCTTATGAAGTTTGTCTCTTTGGATAAAGAGAAATTTTTTGACATTGAAGCTTTCCGACATGCAGTACAGGTGACTATTCTAGCTCAAGAGATTTTAATTGACCGGGCTTCTTATCCCACACCAAAAATAACTGAGGGAGCCAGGAAATATCGTCAATTGGGTTTGGGGTATGCCAATCTTGGTGGTGCTCTTATGGCTTTGGGTCATCCTTATGACTCAGATTTTTCTCGAAGCATTGCTGCTGCAATTACTAGTCTCATGACTTCAACGGCATATGATTTCAGTGCTGATATTGCCGTTCTAAAAGAACCATTTCAGGAATGGGAACTCAACAAACAACCTTTCATCAAAGTGATGAACAAGCACATAAGAGCCCATAAGAAAATCATAGGAGAAGATCCTATTGAAGACTTGTTAGAGATCAGTCTTGATACTTGGAATTCGGTAGTGTCAAAGTGTAACAAGCATGGGATTCGTAACAGTCAAGTCACTCTGCTTGCTCCTACAGGAACTATTGGATTCATGATGGATGTGGCAACCACAGGAGTAGAACCTGACATTGCTTTGGTGAAAAGTAAGGTTCTTGTTGGTGGTGGGGCTATGCAATTAGTGAATCCTGTTATTCCATTAGCTCTGAAGACTCTCCATTATAAAAATGATGAGATCAAGAAAATCCAAGACTACGTTCTTGAGAATGGATACATAGAAGGAGCACCTGGGCTTCTTGAGAAACACCTGCCAATATTTGATTGTGCTATCCCTCTCAATAATAGATGCATAGAGCCTATGGGTCATATCAGGATGATGGCAGCCGTCCAACCATTCCTTAGTGGTGCTATCAGCAAGACTGTCAACTTGCCTGAAAACGTCACAATAGAAGAGATCAAGGATATATATCTAGACGCTTGGAAAATGGGTCTGAAATCTATAGCTGTTTATAGACAAGGTTCCAAAATTTTCCAGCCCTTGATGTCCAAGACAAAAGGTAAGAAAAGAGCTGCCTTGAAGCCCCTTAGACGAAACTTGCCAGATGAGATCAAAACTATTCGACACAAATTCGATATAATCGGACACAAAGGGTATATTCACGTAGGTCTTTTTGAAGATGGATCACCAGGGGAGTTATTTATCCGTATGGCAAAGGCAGGGTCTACTATAAATGGTCTCATGGACAATTTTGGGATTGCCGTGAGTCTTGGTCTTCAGTATGGAGTCCCCTTAGATGCATTTATAACCAAGTTTGAGAACACCAGATTTGAGCCTCAAGGTTGGACCAAAAACTCAGATATACAGTTTGCAAAATCCATTCTTGATTACATTTTCAGATGGTTGAAGTCATACTTCTATTCTGATGACCATACTCATGTTGAAGCAGAACTGAAGGATGAGCCAGTAGAGGAATTACCAGCCTTGCAGACAAGTACCATTTCTGATGGGCCTCCTTGTCCTAATTGTGGGTTCCTCACTACTCCAAACGGAACTTGTTATCGGTGTCCAAATTGTGGTAACTCATTAGGATGTTCATAATGGAACTTGAGATAGCAAATGGTCTGAAGACCTGGATGGAGGAGATCGTAAAGATACCTCCATCATCTTTCAATCAAATCAATTTTGGTAAGTATCGAGGTCCTTACGAACTTATCACTCAGAACCATAAAACTCTTAGAGGACCAAGAAGTGTACTCCAATATTGGAGTTACATTGAATCATTTAGTCCTGAGATTTTCCTTATCATGGGATGGGGGTTCTCCTACAAAGTAGCTAAGAATGCTCTCTATGCTTTTCATGACAAGCATCAGAAACTTCCCTCTCTCAATAACCTGTTCGAGAACCCATATATTTTGATTGGGTTTGGTAGGGTGCAATTCAAAAAGATTGACCATATTGCTTTAAATGAAATTGGTCTGAAAGAAGATTCTCCGGTTCGTATTCTTGGATATGTCAAACATATCTTGTCTCAAGCCTCATCATCAGGGCATCTATATTTATCTCAAGAAAGTGTGTTGTCAAAAGTCTGTGATAATTTGAATCTCAAATTCTCTCTAGATGACCTAATGAAGATGATCAAAAATGATTCTCTAGAAACTGTGGTGCTAGACCATAATATGGTTTACAGCGGATGGGCTTACAATGTTGAAAAGCGATCCTCAGAGATGATGTGTGATTTGATCTATAAAAGAACTGAAGATCTAGACATCACACAATTTATAGATAATTTCCAAAAAAGAGAGGGTATTCAATTTTCTGAGAATCAAAATCAAGCTGTGCATATGGCTTTAGAAAACAATTCATTTATTCTTACTGGACTACCTGGTACTGGAAAGACAACCCTCACTAAATGCTTGTGTAGCATGTTCAAAAATATTCTTGGTGAGGACCCTTTACTACTTACTCCTACTGGAGTGGCTGCAAAAAATCTCCAGGAAATGACTCAATTAGATGCGTTCACTATACATAGAGCTTTGGAATACCGAGGTGGTCATTGGGAGTATAATGAGCACCGAAAGTATAGTACAAAAGTTGTCATTGTTGACGAGGTGTCAATGGTAGATCAAGTTGTGTTCTACCACTTATTAGCAGCTATTGATACCAACACCCGTCTTATATTGATTGGGGATACAGCTCAGCTACCTAGTGTTGGCCCAGGAAACGTGTTGAGAGAATTAATAGGGTCCAAACAAATCCCCACAGTATCTTTAACTGAGATTTTCCGTCAAGAAGAGGCTTCTGATATTGTTTTGAATGCTCATAGAATCAATAAAGGTCAGAGCATCACTATCACAGATAAGAAGCCTGCTGATTTCATGTATATCAGTGGATCAGATCAGGTTGAGCTTAGAGATTTCATCATAAAAGCTTCTCAAAAGCTATTTAAAGATGAAAAAGATTTTCAAGTCATAGCTCCAATGTATCGTGGTGATGTTGGTGTAGACTCTCTAAATGAACATCTGAGAGATTCTCTAAATCCAGCTTCAAAAGACAAAAAGGAAATGACTATTGGTGGTATTCGATTTCGAGTGGGGGATCGTATAATTATCACTAAAAATATGTATAAGTTACAGGTCTACAATGGAGATATTGGTAAGATAAGGTCTATAGATTTCAAGACAAAAGAAATTGTAATCAAGATTTTCAAGCCATTCAGATATCTTCATTTGAAAACAAATGACGATGCTCTCCACACAATGGGTATGAAACTGGCCTATGCTATTACGGTACACAAAATACAAGGTCTTGAATTTGACTATATCATCCTTCCATTGGTGATGAGTTTCTTCCCATTGTTACAACGAAATCTTCTATATACAGGGATCACGAGAGCTAGGAAAAAACTTATTCTGTTAGGGGAGAAAAAAGCTATCGGGAAAGCCATTCAGAACAATAAACCTATTCAAAGAAATTCATTATTAGGTAAGAGAATTATAGAAATTCTATACCAAAATGGTGAGATACAAAAAAATAATTGAGTTCGTATAGTGGTTTTGTTGAGAGGTGAAAATGAAGATAAAGTCAATAACAGCAGCTATGACCTCATTTGGGGACCAAGAGAAAAGATCCTGGGGTAAAGATATCTTTTTATCTTTTACCGCTGTGCCTGAAGGTCAAGACTGGTCGCTTGAAGAAGCTGAAGTTGAGTACATGAAGTTGTGCAAGAGGCTCTCTGTTATGAGCTTTGCTACCTTACTTTCCCGTAACATGATCACAAGTGATTCTTACACTCTCAAGAAAGATCGTACTTCAGGTGTGTTCGACATGTTGATTGAACAGTTGAGTAAGAAACTTGAAGAGGAGGACAAGAGGGAAGATGATAAATGAGGCTTGGATAAAACAAGTATTTGACCGTATACCTAAGATGGTCATTACTTTAGAGGATGGTGATATCACTGTTCTTGGTCCTGTTTATCTTCGTGAGAAGCTTGTCGAGTGTCGTACCTACTTGAATGAAGTCAGTGGTTATCTTCAGTCTATAAAGCGGTCACTTTGGGAAGTGACCAGGAAATTAGAAGCCTCTCGTGCTGAATATAAAATTGATCTTGATCAGCTCATAGCTACTGATGAAGTTGTACGTAGAGGTACTTCGTACAAAGATAGAGTAGCTTCAGCTAACCAACAGTTAATAGACAATCTCAAAGAAATTGCAGACCTTGAAGAACAAGAAAGAGACCTTAAAGCCTTGGAAGAAGTTGTAAAGGTCAAGATTCGGGATCTGAAAGATGCCAATGCCGATATCCGCACTGCTAAGCAGTTAATGACTACAGAGATTTCTTTGGAAGGGTATCTTGGTTCAGAAGGTGGGAAAGAAAAAAAAGAAAAAGAAGATGTCAACAAAGACCCTTCAATTTTATTAGATGGTATACCTGACGATCCACCTTCTATAGAGACCGATGACGATGAGGAAAAGTCAGCATCTGAGGACATCAGTTTTTTAGATGACTTTGATGCAGAGTCTGATAACTCTTCTCCTGACACGGGAGAAAACTCTGAGGAAGAAGGGAAGAAAGAAAATGACTTGAAGACCATTGAAGTAGAAGAACCAGAAACAAAAGAGCCAGAAGTCAAAGGTGAAGACCAAGATTTGATGGACATTTTAAAAGACCTATAATGGAGGTAAGCCATGTCACAGCCAAGTTGGATCAATGAAGTTAGTTTTGATGACGGTGATGATGTTGTCAAGACCAGTCGTATCGATACCTATAAAGGTACGATCAAAAATGCTACAGATCGCATTGCAATTGCTCTGCGTAGAAAAGACGAGGAAGGGAAGTATTTGATGGACAAGATTTCCTTTCTTGTCGTGAATGCTCACTACCATCCCTCGGTAGGCTACGTGATCTGTACTAATGGGTTCTGCTGCGAACGTATGGGAGCACCAAAAAGTCGAATTGCTACTATCATTGTTCAGTATATTACTGATCGAGATGGTAATATCGACAAGACCAATTTCCGTAAGTATCAGGTATGGCCCTGGGTCATCAATGGGGACAAGTATAACGACCTGAAGCGTCGTAATAAGTCCAACCCTCTCCATCAAACGGATCTGGAAGTGACTTGTAAGGACACACAGTATCAGAAGTTGGATATTGTACCAGCAGGTGAAGCTCTGTGGATGAAGAAGGATGAGATCAGAGATGACATACTTGCTAAGGTTAAGAAGCTGGAAGAGTCCCTGCCAAATCTTTTGGGTCGGAAGATGACCACAGAAGAACTCAAAGAGGCTTTGGGTGACGACGTTGATGGGGTTGAAGAAGGTGGTGCCGATTCTTCGGACTATTCTGATCTTCTAGCGGACCTTTAATGACATGAGGGTCCTTGGTCTTGACCCCTCGATGACCAACTATGGGTGGTGTTTGATAGATGACCAGGCATCACCTATAGTTGTGAATCGAGGAAAATTCCAGACCGACTCGAAGATGTTGTTCATAGATCGCTACGTCTATCTTCGTGAGTCAATCTATGATCTCTGCATCAATACTGAAGATCTAACCGCAGTAGGTATTGAAAGTCCTCCATTTGGAGAGCTTTGGTCAGAAGGTCTATATGGATTGTTTTTATTTGCTATGGAAGCCCTTCACAAAGCAAAAAAGAACGTATACTTTTGGGACCCGTTGACAGTGAAAAGTAGAGCCAAAGAAATATTGGGTAGAGAGAAGGGCAAGATGTTCAAAGTAGATATGATAGATGCTGCAAAAAAAGCTTCTGATGTAAAAGGGGGTTGGAACTCTGACACTGCTGATGCTTTTAATGTAGCCTATCTTACCTATAGATTCATTCTTTATTTTAATGGGACCACCCCTGAGGAAGAACTTACCCCAAAGGAAAAGTGGATATTTCTTGGTGTGAAGAAGGTAAAAGGGAAGTTGAAAAAACGTGGGATGGCTTACCGTGAGAATGACAGATTTTTTCTGTTTGGAGAAAATTGAATGCCAAAAGCAAAAGCAAAAACAAAAAGTGAAAAAACTAATGCTCTGATAGAAGCTAGAAAAGCATTGAGAAAACATAAAGAGGTGGATTTCAAGAATAGAAAAGACCCTAATCCAACTGAACAATTCCCCCATGTATCAACAGGGTCCATCATAGTCAACCATCTGATTGGAGGTACGATCATTCCTTCATCTGGACTATCCATATGCCCTGGTGTTCCTCGTGGTCGTATCATTGAGGTATACGGTCCTGAATCAAGTGGTAAGACAACATTGGCATTAGCTGTTGCAGCACAAGCACAACAGGCTGGTGGTGTAGTAGGGTTCCTTGATTTTGAGAATGCTTTACATGATGGTTATGCTCAAGCCCTTGGTGTTGATTATGATAATGATCTGATTGATATCTGGGTACCATTCTGTATGGAAGAGGGTTTTGAAATTATCAATACATGGGTAGAGCATAATCTTGATGCCATAATCATAGACTCTGTTTCTGCTATGGTGCCTAGAAAGGTGCTGGAGGGAGAGGCTAGCAAGGATGAGCAAATTGGTCTTCGTGCCATAAAGATGTCTCAGTTCCTTGGTAAACTGGTTAATTGGTTACGAGGGAAAGATACATCTGTGATCTTTGTGAATCAGATACGATCTGTGATCAAAACCTCCAAATATGATACTAGACCTGATGAAACAACCAGTGGTGGAAATGCTTTGAAGTTCTATTCTACTATCAGGTTAAAACTACAGAAACGGGCACAGGAAGTTTTGGAAATCAAAGATTCATTGACAGGCCAGAAAAAGAAAAAACCTATTGGTACATATACCAAAGTTACCTGTGTCAAAAATAAATTGGATAGTAAACAAGGGGATACTGGTGAAATCTTCATCAGGTTTGGCAAGGGTATTGACAATATCAGGACTATTTTGGATATTGCCATTTTCCGTAAAGTCATCACAAAAAATAGTTCCTGGTTGTCATATAAAGAAGATGATAAAAAGGTTGGGTTCAAGGTACAGGGAAAAGAGAAGGTACAAACTCTGTTCAGAGAAAATCCTGTGGTGTATGAAGCTATTAAGAGTGATGTGCTTGAAAAAATATCCTTTGAGAGTAATGTTGAAACTGAGGGTGCCGTAGAGAGTGACGAAGGGGATATAATTCTTGAAGAAGAAGAGCAAGTGGAAAATGTTGATACTGAAGAAATTGTTGTTGATGAAGATGGTGAGGTGAAAGAAGAGACTCTATGATAGATATTGGGATCAAGAATTTCCAATCAATTAAAGATGTATCCTTTAGGATTAAAGGATTCACAGTAATTGTTGGGAAAACAAATATTGGTAAGAGTGCTATAATACGTGCTATCAAAGGTGCGTTGAGGAACTCAAAGGGAAGCTACTATATTCGAGAGGGTGAAAAAACTTGTACTGTCACTCTTCAAGATCCCAATGGTTTCTTTCTTTCCTGGGAAAAAGGGAAAGGGAACCAATATACCATAGGTAATGAATCCTACAATAATGTTGGATTTGAAGTGCCATCTGAATTGGCAGATGCTGGATTCCGAGTCATCACTACAGGTAACAAAGATCTCTCCCCACAAATAGCTGATCAATTCAACCCATTGTTTCTGGTGAATGAAACGGGTGGAGCCTGTGCTGATATCCTATTTGATATCTCTCGGATTAATATTTTGAATGGTGCTCAAAGATTGATCGAAAAAGATCAACGTAATCTGAAGAGTACCCTTAAGACTCGGAAAGCTGACCTCCAAAGGGTCCAAGAAGGTATTGAGACTCTCAAAGAAGTCCCTGACATAAGGGCTCGATATGATGTGTTGAGATCTGAGGGAGCTGATCTAGAGGAATTGAAGGTAGAACTGACAAGGATTTTGGGACTCGAAAGTAAGCTAAAAAGATGTGGTATTAGGGTGAAGTCTCTGACCAAAATTGATACCATAGTTGTCCCAGAAGAAGATTTGAATTCACTCATTGTGGAAATCTATGAAATACAGGATTTTCATGATAGGTGTAAGAAATTTCAACCTGAAATCAGATCAATGATGGAGAGTGACTTAGCACAAATCGAGATACCAACTGAAAACTTAGATGCTGATTTGGAAGAAGCTCGTGAACTTGAAAGCCTGTCTCGACAACTAATTCCAGCTTTGGATTCAGTGTCGAGACTTGAAGGAGTAGAGTCTATCCAAATACCCAAAGTCTTAGAACTAGATTTTGACTCTGTGGTTTGGATGCAGGGCAAGATTGAGTCTTTAAAGACTATCAAACGTCAATTTGTGGCTTTGGAGAAGGAGTCTTCAGAGATAGAATCTGAATTGAGAGAGTTAGATAATGAAATAGCAGACGTGAAAGCTCAGCTTAAGGTCTGCCCCTTGTGTGAGACTTCGTTAGCATGAAGAAATATCGGTTCATCACTAGATCTGATTGCCATCTTTCTGACAGACCTCCTGTCTCTAGGATCGATGACTACAAAGAAGCAATACTTAATAAGTTAGATCAGATTTACAAATTAGCAGTAGACCATGAATGTGATGCTATTCTTGATGCTGGTGATTTCTATCATGTGAAAGCACCTACAAAGAACAGTCATGAACTGACTGGTGATGTGGCTCTTTTACATAATCAGTACAAGGTTCCAGTGTATGCTATTATTGGCAATCATGATGTGATGTATAGCAATGTTGATACTATTGATAAGCAACCACTAGGGGTTTTGTTCAAGACCAAGACATTCAATAGGCTGCAAGATATCACAATTGGTGATGTTCGTATAATTGGTATTGATTATCGTGTAGATGTGGATGAAGAATTGCTCAGTAGATGCAAGAAAGGTGATGAGAAGATACTCATCGCAGTGTTCCATGGTTCAGTTGCGGATCTCCCATTATATCCAGGAGAGAAGTTCTATAGTTATAAGAAACTTGCTGAACTAGACCCTGACATTTGGGTTCTCGGTCATATACATAAAGACCAGGGTATCCAAGAAGTTGAAGGTAAGCATTTCATAAATCTTGGGGCTATCTCTAGGGGGGCTTTGACATATGATGACATTACTCGCACCCCTCGTGTAGGTTTCATAGAGATCACTGTGGATGATGGTGATGTGAATGTCCAAGTTACTCCTATTGATTTATTGGTGAGAGAAGCAAAAGAAATTTTTGATTTTGAACGTAAAGAAAAGGTCCAACAAGAGACTCGTAAGATTGAAGATTTCATTGAGAATCTCATCAAAGTATCTACAGAGGACCCAAAAGATAAACTGACACAGAGTATTTCATCTTTAGGGCTGGCTCAAGAGGTGAAAGACACTATATACCATTACTTGGAGGCTGCTGAAAATGCCTAGAGCCCTTACATTTTATGCATTCAAAAATTATGTTGAATGCCCTTTGAAGCATCTGAGACAGAATATAAATAGGGACAAACCTATTACCATGCAAGATGAGTATAATACTGTTTATGGTACAGTAGTTCAGAAGATGTTTGAAATGTTTTACAATGACCAGATTTGGAGGAAAGGGAAAGAAGCCAGAACTATCCTGAAAGATAAAGTCCCCAAAGTATTTGCCGAAATCGTAGCTAAAAAGAACATCTTTTGGGGTGAACATGAGGGTGGGAAACAGCTAATTATAGATGAATGTATTGTAGCTGTAGATCATGGTATCGATACGGTAAGAGACTATAAACTGTTAGCTCCATATGCAAAATCTGAAGTCAATACCTATGCATACATTACCAAAGCTGATCAAATTGGTGGTCGAATTGATTTCGTGTTTAAAGGTGATGGTGAGATCAGGATATTTGATGGTAAAGGGAGCAAGTATAAAGACAGGTATCTAGATCATAGACAGCTCTTTTGGTATGCTTTGTCTTATTACCTCTTGCATAGAAAAATGCCAAACTCTTTATGGTATTGGTTCTATAGATTTCCAGAAGATCCTCTATTGGAAGTAGAATTCACTATCGATACTCTGAAGGAATTGAAAGCAGAAATTATCGATGTAATGCAGAAGATAAAGAAGCGTCAATTCAAGGCAACCCCAAGTAGTAAGGCTTGTAAGTTTTGCCCTTATGTTGGGGAATGCAAATTTAAAGCAGATAAGACCAACAAGAACAAATCTATCCTTCCAGAAGGTACTTCAGGATTTGTGGAGTTAGGTCTTGATGATGACGAATAAAAATACACTCTTGGTAATATGACCTGGAGGAAATCATGTCCGATGTAGAAGCGTTGGCCCGAAGATGGTCAAAATTGAAAGAGAAACGAGCCGAACTTGTCTCAAAACGGGACAAGATTAAGGGTCGTTTAGATGCAGAGAAACAACAGTTAAAAGAAATTGTTGAAGAGATAAAAGCTAAAGGTCTTGACCCTAAAAAGCTAAGCTCTACTCTGGATGAAAAGAAACAAGAGCTAGAAGATCAGGTCAATGCTTTTGAAGAGAAAATGAAAGCTCTTGAAGAGAGCTTATCTCAATTCGATGATCAGTTTGATGATCTAGGTCTATAAAAGGAGATACAAATGGCTTCAATGGAACTTACAGTAGACAGGCAAGAATTTCTACGTGCTCTTTCGACACTGGAATTTTCCAGCTACAATACAGCATCACAGTCTATTAGGTTAGAAGTGCTCAACCCTACTAAAGGTGTTCTGTACTCTTGTTCAGGACGTTTTGCTACCAGAGCATATTTCAGCATAAAATCCACAGATGGTGAAATACCAGAAGAGAATGCTGTCATTATACTTGGGACAGGTGTTGAGAACTTTGTCAGCACTCTTCCTTCTGAGGAACTCAAGATTCAGTACCTTGAAAAGAACCTTCGAATCAGAGGTATGTGGCTTGATTCTGGGAAAGAGAATTTCACAGACCAGAAATACCCATTCTTGACAGTCAAAGTCCCAGCAATTGAAAAACTCTTGAAGGACACTCAAGACCTCGGAGAGATTCATGCTGATGTCCTTGTTGAAGGGGTTAAGTACATCAAGAGTTTTTCTAACAAGGAAATTTTCTCTCCTAGAGTTCTTGTTTCAGGAGATAAGCTCATTTATATGGATGAGATCAAGATTGGGGTCTTTGAATCATCTCAGGGATTTCCAGCTCTTAGTTTTGGTATGGATGATATGGCTCCTATCCTTTCTTTCCTGACCCAATACAAGGGTCAGAAGATCAAGGCTCTTCAATTTGGCAATGGTTATGCCCTGGAGAGTGAAAACGGATCTGTGCTTGTCTATGCTTTCAATGTGAAGGCTCAAAAGGAATTGGAAGAAGAGCTTTCACTTGAAGATGAACCTCCCATCACATTCAACATCGAGAACAAGAAGTTTTCAAATATCCTACAGCTACTGAAGACAAAAGGTTCACAACTGTTTGACGAGATGGATATCACCATCCATCCTGAAGGATTTTTGGAGATGGTTCGACCTCCAAATTTCCAGTCTCGTTTGTCTGTTTCTCCCCAAGACATGCCTGAAGAAGCATTGACAGTCAAGGTTCAGTTTTCAAACCTCATCAGTGTGTTGAGAGCTTTCCCTAAAGATACAATCCTAATGGGCATCAACCCTGAGGATAAGAAGTTTAAGATCATTGGATCTTTGGACATCTCCCTTGGGGAACCAGAAGAGGGAGAAGAAGAGGAAAAGGTTTCCTGTCGAGTCATGAATATACTGTCCTATTGGAATGAATGATGTTAGGTGATCTTGGAGACAAAATATCCCGACTAGAAGGGGTGCGATCCAAGTATCTTCGAGACGAATCTTCATTGGAAGATGAGATTAAGAAGATAGAGCACCAGATGTCTGTCCTAGAACAGGCTTCAGAGGCCATAAAAACCATTCTGCAAGCTTTAATCCACGAAGACAAGGAAAGTATCAGGGCTATCATCACAGAGGGCTTACAGGCCATTTTCGAGGACCAAGACCTTTCCTTAAAAATTGATTCAAGCATCAAACGTGGGAAGGTCAACATCGATTTTTTACTTACTGATGGGATGAAGGGGATCGAAGGAGATGTCCTTGATTCTTTTGGGGGTGGTGTAGCCAATATAGTGTCTCTTCTTTTCCGGTTCATAGCTTCAATGAAGCTGAAGCTATATCCCTTCCTAGCTCTCGATGAATCTTTAGGGAATGTTTCGGAAGAATACATTGATAATGCAGGATCTTTCCTGAAGTCATTATGTAAAAAGACTCAATTTGATGTATTGCTTGTAACTCATCAACCAAAGTTCCTGAGCTTTGCAGACACAGCTTATGCTGGAGATTTGGATGGCTCAAAACTAGTTTTGAAAGAGATAAAAGGACCATGATGTGAAAACAAAAGAAGAAATATATGAGATGTATCAGAATCTTTTAAAAAGGTACTTCTATGCTTATATCAAGGAGAAATCTACTCAAGAACCTTGGAATTGTAGGTTCAATCTACAGCATCCACTTGATATTGAACCCATCATTGATGGTGAGCCTAATCCAAACTACAATAGAATCAATCGAGTCAGAATTGAATACCAATGTGTGGTAGACGAAGATAAAGATAGGGTTCAATTCCTGATCAATGATAGTAGGATTTGGATACGGAAAAAGCATCTCATTGATTTTGAAGAAAGTGATTCCAATATATTTTACCTAGTCCTGTCTCATGCAGAGAAGTATGATTTACATGGGTTCATCAAATACACAGGGCTTTGTAAGTTATCATTTGAGAAGAATGAAATCACTATCTGTGATATTAGCAGTGATGCTGACCATTGCCCTGCCTTTCTCAATAAGTATTCTAAAGGAGAGATAGAAGACCAGTTTTGGAAACATGTTGAAAAACATCATCATGACCTATCTCTTTTAAGGTCTATTCTTAATGAAAAAGGAAAACTGCCGTTTTGGGGTCGAGTCAAGGCATTTTTCTCGTTTAAGAAGAGATCTAAGAATGAAAATTCTAAGTAAAATCCTTGTTGATAGCTACTATGAATTGGGAGCTGCTGATCATGTCCCATTAATGATGGAATGGGAAGGGTTCGATTTATCTTCAATAGCTGTCTCAAAAAGCACTGGTGTACCTAAAATTTCAAATGAACCTCCTTATAAGTTTCGTACCGGTATTTTTCCAGTAGAACCTAATGAAGATATTTTCAGTCGTGTGAGTGATTCCCTTATAGATACTCTAGAAATCCATAATGATCTAGAAGATGTATTGGAATATTATGTTGAAATAGGTATACAACCTCGATGGATAATAGGTCAGTTCTTTAGCAGAAAAAACCAAATCTTTGAAGAATTAGCTCTAGAAGGAGTGGGGATAATCAATTATAAATTGAATGATTGTATAATGATCGTGCCTGGAACGGTAGAGTTAGGTTTTTTCACTATTATTTCTCGAAAGGACCTGGATAAAGCATATGCTACATATATGCTTCGAAACCCATTGGAACAGATAAGGCTTGTGAAATGGAGAAATTTATAAAGATATGGCAAGCCAATCTGCAAAGGCATCCAGAGGCTGTGGATTTTCTACTTTCTCGTGGAGTGTCTGAAGAGCAGATAAGACAGTTCCGTGTCGGTTGGAGTTCCAGGGTTGTGAAGATATCCAAAGATGGGAATGTGTTTTATGATGGTCCACGAGTCAATACTGGATATGTGCTATTTCCTTTAACACGTCTCGACCAATCACCAACAGGATTTATCACCAGAGCTGTAGCAGAGAAAGAATACTACAAATGGGTTGCTAAGTCACCAGGACCTTGGTTTTTTGGGACAACCAGAGGATGCCTTGAGGAGATTTGGAGAACCAAAAGTGTCTTCTTAGTTGAAGGAGCTTTTGACTTTTTCCCTCTTCAAAGGATTTATGCTAATACTTTGTGTGTCAGCACAGCAAATCTATCATCACAACAATATAGATTTTTAGAGAGGTTTGTTGATAAAGTATTTCTATATTTTGATTCTGATAAAACTGGACAAAAATCTTCAGATAGTATAAGGAAAAAAGCATGGAACTACTTTAGTACAAAGTCATCACCTTTCAAATGTATAGTTTTAAGCTCGAAGTTCAAGGATATTGGTGAGGCATGGTATGAGTGGGGTGATACAAAACTGAAGAATTATATCCTTGACCAGGTAGCATACCATGATATTTAATGGAGGGACTGGAAACCCTTTTACCAAAGGAGATAAGTTATGGCTACAGAGTATTGGTACTCAGAGGAAGTGAAGGAAATGGCAGAGGGGATCATTGCCAAGAGAGCCCCTGAGTTAGTTGATGCCAAGATTGTCTACGTCATGAAAGAGAAATGCTCTAAGAAGGCAGGGAAGTTGGTTCTTGGTAAGACAAAGAAAGCTTCTCCTATGCAGAATTTCTTTTTGGATGGTTGTCATTACATCATTGAGTTAGGTGCTGATGGTTGGCAAGAGCTGAATCCACGTCAAAGAGAAGCAGCATTGTATCACTATCTTTGCTATTGTTTTGTAGATGTTGATGAAGAAACCAATGAGTATATCTACAAAATGAGAGATCCTGACATCCAAGAATTCTCAGAGGTGATCAGCACCTATGGATTCTGGCATGAAGACTTGAAGAAGTTTGGTCGTAATGTCAAAGTTCTTGATCTTGATGAGGTTGATGGAGACCAAAGTGTTGATATCAAGAAAGAGAAAGGGAATAACACATCCCCTCAGTTAGTAGAGGCTAGTGCATAATGCTTGACCTAAAATATCGTCCGTTGCAGTTCAGTGATGTGCTGGGCCAGGAAAAGATCCGTAATGTGCTACAGTCCAGGTTGGAAGGTGGTACAGACCAGGAAACATCATATGTCTTTTCTGGACCACATGGGAGTGGTAAGACAACATTAGCTCGAATCTTTGCTAGAGCTATGCTTTGTCAGAACCGTCAGGGAAATGAACCTTGCAATACCTGTGATTCATGTAAAAACTTCATGAATGAAGACCACCTCAATTTCGAAGAAAGAGATGCTGCTGGTCATGGTACCATTGATTGGGTTCGTGCTACGGTCGATAATCTATCCTACAATCTTTTTGGTGGGAAGAAAATCATTCTGTTTGATGAATCTCACCGTATGAGTAAAGATAGTCAAGATGTTCTACTAAAGCCTCTTGAGGATAGGAAACTAATTGGTATCTTCTGTACTACAGAACTCAGAAAAATGCGTCCTGCTATAAGGTCCAGATGTGAGCTGTTACAGTTAGAGAGGATACCTTCACAGGTCATTACGGATCGATTGGAGTTGATTTGTAAGCAGGAAGAATTTGAGTACGAGCATGAAGCCTTAGAATGGATTGTGAGCCATAGTAAAGGTCATGTTAGGGACGCTATCAGTTCTTTGGAGCAAGTGAGTAAGATAGGTGGTATTTCGACTCAGAACGTAAAGGACTATCTAGGTATTGGGTGGTCCACTGAGATATTGGGTCTCATTGAATCTATACTGTCTGATGATAAGGCTAAAACACTCACCTTGATCCAGGAGATGTTGTTCAAATTATCTCCTCAAGACATATACTCTAACATCCTTGAGAATCTTGTTCATCTACAATATCTCCATCAAAGATTGATCGTACCCAACTATTTTGATCTAAACCAAGGAGTTGCAATCTTGGGACAGTTTGATATAGAATTGGTTCAGAGATTCATGGTTTCATTTAATAGATCTTTAAGGTTTCTAGATCGTTCCATGTTAATATGTGAGGTTCTGTTGACTATAGAGAAGCTACATCGTGGTTACACTACAGAAGCTCAGAGTATGTCTACTGACATACGTCCAGCCTCTAAAGCTACATCAACAGCCAAATCCAAACCTCTACCAAAAGACGTGGGGGATAATGACCCTGAATATCTTACCCCTGTGGATCATGCTGGGATAAATCCTGAAAAACGAAACGATGGTTATAAACCGACACGTAAGAACACTCCAAAGAAGATTGAAGTTAGCACTACAGCCGTAAATATGAGTGCTTCAGCCTTCAAGAAGAGATTTGCTAGTACATGGGGAAGATAAAAACATGGCATGGGCTGTATTTGAATTAACAAGTTGGGGTGAAAAGGAGGATACAGACCGCCTGAAAAAAGAAATCCAATCTTCCCTTGGTGAAGTAGATATCTTCATTCCATTTCTAAAAAATGAAAAAGGTCTAGACTTATCATTAGTTAAGGGCTACATATTTATAGATATTAGCAACACCCCACCTCATAAGTTGTTTCAATTAGAAGGCACAAAGTACATCAAGCGGTTGCTGACTGAAGACCAGCAGATAAAGGGTAATACCCAAAGAAGAGTGTCTCCAGTGGACGACTCTTACGTGAAGGATCTGAAGACACAATTTAGGTCTGTTTTAACTTCAAATTTCAAGAAAAAGGATAGGGTGACAATACGAAGTGGTTTGTATAAAGACCTTCCTGGGACTATTATTGACATAGATAAATCTATAGCTTCAGTGTTAATTGAATTGAAGTCTCTGAAGATACTGATTGACATCCCGACCTTTAATTTATCAAAAAGGTGAATGTGATGATAGATGAATCAGATCTACAGAACATAATAATAAGCCAATTGAATTTGGATTGTGATAAATTGTCAGATGATTTCCTAAATAAATGTCTTACTAGATTACCAGATTTTGAAGCTGATATTCTTTATTTGTACTTCGTTAAAAACAAAAAACAAAAAGACATAGCACATATATTTGGATGTACTCAAGCAGCGATTAGTTACCGCATCAAAAAGTCTTTGAAACGTATTGAGTTTCTTTTGAGTATACCTGATGTACCAGAGCCACAAATGAGAGAGGTCCTAGCTTCTGTTTTGGACCCTTTGGATGTAGAGATATTTGTACGGCTTTACCAAACCACATGCCAGACCTCTGTAGCTGATAGTCTATATATATCCCAAGGTTTGGTACGGCATAGGTTCTTTAAAGGTCTTCGTACCTTGGATACTGAAAAGAATCTGAGGGACCCATATCTTTACATCTTCAATTCTCTAAGTAAAAACTTCAATATATTGAAAGAAGTTTCCCTACCTCAATGGACTCGTAAGAACCACTTGCTGGTAAACGTACCTTCTGGTAAAATATTTAATATCAAGGAGGTGGAAGACCAGATGGTGATATTGGAGGATGGGAACGATGCTAGTTATGTTGGCTTGCCGGTCAGTATTTTGTCGGTAGAAGAGCATGATTCAGTATCTCTCATGATGAAACTTCGATCAATATCTATATTATTCTATATGTCTTTCTCAAGTTTCCACGTCTCCTGAAATATAGCTTGATTTTTTATTTGTTTTCTACTTATATAAGTATAGAACTTTTTTTGAAAGAGCTATACGAGGAGGCAGAGGATGAGATCTTCACAGGTAATATCTTTAGATCCAGCGGAAATAGAAAGCCGCTTTTCTACTGAGGATGCATTACAGACCAGGACTGCATCTTTTTTTCATAATTTATCTATGGATACTGTGAAACCTCTGATGGATAAATTGCCTGATCTAGAGGCTGATTTTGTTTTTCTATATTTTGACGTGAATAAAAAGCAATCAGACATTGCTGAAATCTTTGGGTGTACCCAGGCAGCAGTTAGTTATCGATTGAAGAAAGCTGTCAAGAGAATTCAATTCCTCCTTTCCCTCCCAGCTATATCAGAAAAACAAATGCAACAAGATCTAAGTAAGATTATGAGTGACTTAGATGTAGACATATTGGTGGGTATGTACCAAACAACATGTCAATCATGGGTTGCTGAGCAATTAGGGCTCTCTCAAGGATTAGTTCGTCATAGATTTTTTAAGAATCTCAATTTGCTCAAGAAAAAACCAAGCCATAAAGATCCTTACTTCTATATATTCGATGAGATAAGTAAAAATTTTAACATTTTGAAAGAGGTCATATTACCTCAATGGAATCATAATAAGGGATATGTCCTCATGTCGGCAGAGGCCAATTAATGAGTGTCAGTGAACGACTACAAACTCAAAAATTTCATTTTGAGACTGTGACATCACAGGGTACGTATTCATATACGATTAAGGTAGATAATCTCTATCTTACAAATGACCTATATGTCATGAGTATTGAAACACCTCAAGGTGCTTTTCTTGAAGACATCCCTCTACCAGAAGAAGTTGTTAGAGATATTGTGTCTTCTATGGATTCAATCCTTGGTGAGAATGTACCAACGATTTCTCTTGATAACACAACCTTTAATTTTGAGGCTACTGAGACAGGTGATAACCCCGATGCTCAAGATGTTGTGATATCTAATATAGGTTCCTTTGGCTCTTTATTGAGTGTGGGGCTTACTCCAGACGAAACCTGGATTTCGAGTACCCCCGATAGTGTTGGTAATATAGCTAAAGATGAAGAAGAGACTGTATCAATATCAGTTGATGTTGAAGGTTTGAGTGCTGGGTCATATGTAGGTACTATTGAAGTTGCTGATGATAGAGCTTCAAACACACCTCAAACTATTGATATCAATTTCACGGTTCTCCCAAGACCTGAAATAGAGATATTACCAGCTACAGACCTTAACTTTGCTGGTATTGTTAATGGAGCTAACCCACCAGTACAAATTTTGAGTGTTTCCAACTCTGGTCCTGCTACGTCTATCTTAAATTGGACAGCGCAAGTAGTGACTGGTTCTAGTTGGCTTTCTGTAAATCCCACCAGTGGTGGGCCAATGTCTGATACAGACCCAGCAATAGCTATGTCTGTCATAGTAGATATCAGTGGTATGGCAGTTGGTTCTTATGTCGGTTTGATCAGGATTTCTGATCCTGTGGCTTCCAACTCACCAATTGATATCAATGTGAATCTTACAATATCACTGTGAGGTAGATAATGGATCTCGATCAAATATCATGGTCTGGAAGTGATGACCTAACCAGTTTCTTGACAAAAAAAGAGACAATGAAAGTTGCCTCAGTAGACAAGCTGAAAGGATTTACCAGAATAGGTAAGAATCTCTTAGTTCGTGAAGCTGATGATGCTTTCTGGTCTATTAATGAAAACGATGATGGTTCATACACCATTGAAAGAATAGTAGGAGAGGGTGAAGATGAAAGTTTATGACAAGGATACACCTGTAAAGGGGCCTGTTGATCATCAGTGGTTAGAGAGAGGTTCCAGCTCAGCAGTACCTAGTGAGAACCATAGTTTGATGGAGTTACAGACTTCTCCAGGTTTCCGACTTCTTCCTAATCAAGAGATGATTGAGACTGGTAAAGAGATTGTAGAAGACATTGAAGGTCAGCAAAAGGAGTTAAAACGTCTCCTTCTTTACGGACTCTTGCGTGATGACCCTGATACTAAATTGATGGATACTATCAAGTCATCTTATTCCAAGCAAGTTGTAGAAGCTAGTGTAGATGTGATCAAGAGAGTTCTTGCAGAGAAGGGCGTTTTTGGTCGAGTCTATATAGATTCAAAATTGTTCCCTCAATGTCAGAATGGTGAGGGTCAAGACCTCATTAAGAAGCATTGCTCTAAGGCTCTATATCTTAGGTCAAAAAAGAAATGTGCTGGATGTGTGAAAAACAGTGAGGGTATCTGCTTATCCTATGAGAAGAAACTGGTAGATAAGGTTCCTTATAATGCAAAGACATTGGAACATTATCGTTCCTACCTGGCCCGTGAAAAAGGTGTAGATCCTGTTCAATTAGTAGAGTCTGGCAAGACAGTCAAAGAAGCTCTTAAGACAGCTTTCAGAACATCTCCTACTGAAAAGAAAAGAGTTGCTCGGGGGGCAAATGTACTGCCAAAGACATATCGTAAAGCTGACAAATTTGTATCAAGAGAAGACTTGATCTTATCAGCCAAGATTGCCCATAAAGTTTTGGCTGAAGTAGAGCCTGACCTTGAAGATTACAAAGGCACTGTGTCTTACCAGAAATATGCAGTAGATGAAAAGGGACTATTTGGACATCTTTATGTCAATCTGGATCTTTGGAAGGGTGATTGCAAAAAAGCAAAGACCTTCCTTGACTCAGTAGGTAATACAGCTCCATTTGTTGTCTCTACCAAGGCTTGTGATCATTATGATCAAAAGGCAGGTAAGTGCAAAGTCTTGGGTCGTTACATAGTGAAAGAGATGGACTACAGTGACGACCTTGTAGTCAAAGAAGCTCTTAAAGTAGCTTTGAATAAGGGTCAAATTACAAATGTTCATGTGGGAGAAATTCTATCTCGCATCGAATCAATGGACTCTGATGGTGTGCGTCAAACATTGTCCAAACTTAGCTCCCTTCCACAGCTTCAAGAAGAAGGTGCTATTTCTACAGAAGCTATCACAGACCTTGGTGAATTTGAAATCTCAAGCAATGTCTTGGAAGGGATTAACTTTGAAGAGTATGCTAATAACCCTATCACGGCTGAGAAACACACCGTATTGAGGAAAAAAGTGAGAGCATACACAATAGCTAAGATGAATGAAGGTTTCTATGGTGACGACCTTTATGAATTACTGAGGTTCAAATTTGGTATGGATAGTCTGGCAAAGGTGAAAGAAGACTTGAAGGAAGTTCTTTCTGAACAAGGTCTCATGGGTGTCTACTATGTAGAACCTTCAGTATATGCCTCTTGTGATGAAGGGTCAAAAATCCATCGTACTCGTGGTACAAAATATGTCCAGGCTATGAAAGCCTGTCAAACATGCACAGCTAATTCAGATGGGTTCTGCCAGAAATATAACAAGCAAGTGGTAGCTTCTGTGCCATATATTGATAAGAAAGCACAGCAGGATGAAGTGTTATCGAGAAATAGCACTGAATCTTTGGAGCCTATCGATGTGATGTCATACCAGTCTGTATTGGATCAGTTTGAGATTCAAAACATGGGGTTGGAAAACTTCTCTATTGATGAAGTACCTCAAAAAGAGTCTGACTTGGAAATCCAATCAGGTGGGATGATTCTCGATTTTGATTGAGAGTGTGTCATGAGTATAGTAGCTAAACCAGTAACTACAGATAAGAAAGTACCAGATCTTGTTTTGGGAGATCCTGCCAAGGATATCCCTCTTATGCATATAGTCCCTGATATTGATGTACGTGAAGCTGATGGTGAAGATGAGGACGAGGATGAGGTTGAAGAACAAGAAGAGGATCTTTTGTTTGATGTCCTTATGGACACCCCTGAATCTCCACGAGTATTAGATTTCATACTACAGGAACTTGCTCTTGAAGTGCATGAGCTGAAAAAGTTGAGAATTTCACGTAAAGATTCTAACATGTCTACAACTCAAATATCAGCTCGACGTGTTGATGCACTGAAAAAGATTGGTGATATTTGGCTCAAAAAGAAAGAAGTAACTAAGAAGACTTCCATTGATGTCAGGTCTGCTGAGTTCCAGACTATTCTCACTTCTTTGTTGGATAAGATAAATCACACCTTAGATGAATCTGGATTCAGTAAAGAAATGAAACAAGTTTTTTTCATGAAGCTGTCTTCTAATCTGAAGACTTGGGAAGAAGAACTTGTGAAAATAACTTCCAAAAAGAACACTGAAGCTGAAGATGAGTAGGGATATGTATGAGTGGACGATTCTCAGACCTTGTATTGGATTTCACAAGAGATACTGTTTCTAAATCAGATCGAAAAGACCTTCCAAACATAATTGAATACATAGAATCTAACTGGGGACTCAGTATACGTTTGTTCCCTGTTCAAAAATTCATTCTGAAATGTTACTACAACATAGAGCTTGAGGATAAAGTAAAGACTATTGAAGTTACAGATAAATTCAGAGAAGAAGTCCTTTTCTCATTCACTGAACAAGAATATCTGAGCTATCTTTGGAATGAAGGTCGTATCAATATCAAAGAACTAGATACTAACCCTAGACATGAGTTGGTTCTGGCAATTGGTCGTCGTGGTACTAAAACAGCAATGTCTAGTTTCATTGCTAGTTATGAGCTGTATAAGCTGTTGATGTTAGGAGACCCCCACAAGTATTATGGCCTACCTGAGCACAACAAGATAGGCATTATCAGTGTAGCTACGGATAAGGAACAAGCTGGCCTTCTGTTTTCTGAAGTGTCAGGGCATCTTGGTACTTGTGATTTGTTCTCACCCTATAAAGAAGGTGAGACACAGAGTATGATTCGTCTGTGGTCACCTCAGCATCTCTCAAAGTATGAAGGTCCTAAACCAAAGCTCTATGTCACTTTCAAGGCTTGTGTGGCTAAAGGTTTACGTGGTCCCGGTAACATCGTAATCATCTTGGATGAGATGGCTCACTTCACTAACCAGGGTCAATCCAGTGCTGAAGATGTGTATAAAGCCATCACACCGTCTTCAACTACTTTTTCACCTAAAGACCCTGATGATCCACACAAATCATTGTCTAACCTTAGTGATGGTCGAATCATATCTATTTCCTCTCCCCTATCAGATTCAGGTAAATTCTATGAGCTGTTTGAAACAGCTATGGCAGGTGGCCCAGCTTCTGAAGGCATGTTAGCTATCCAAGCTCCTTGTTGGGAAACTAACATTCTCTTACCCTCACAGACATTGCGTCAAATGTACTTCAAAGACCCAGAAGGGTTTATGGTGGAGTACGGAGCAATGTTCTCTGGTCGAACCACAAAATTCATCGACCGTAAAGATGACTTGATACAATGTATTGATCCTCTGTTGAAACCTAAACATCAAGGTGTACCTCGTAAACCTTACTATATGGGTATTGACGTTGGGTTAGTGGATGATGGTACTGCAATTTCAATAAGCCATGAAGAAGATAATCATATCATTTTGGATTACCATAATGTCAAATATGCTGGAGTAGGAGATTTGAAATATGTTGAACGTCTTGATATAGATGATCATATAGTTGCTTGGATTGAAGATTTGTGTAATAGATTCTACATTATTGATGGAATTTTTGACCAGTGGCATGGTATAGGTATAGAACAAAGTCTGTTCAAGAAAGGGTTAAGGCAATTTCACAGTGTTCATATTGGTAAAGAATTGGGGTCAAAAATGTATTCCAATTTCTTGACTTTGATGTATACAGGTAGGTTAGTTTTGTTTGATTATCCTTTACCAAAAGATGAGGAAGCTATCCCTCATAGTCCTTTGATTAAGGAACTTTTTGATTTAAATAAAACTAGGAGAAGTAAAAACATAATCGAAGTGGAAGCCCCTAAAATAGTTGGTAAGCATGATGATGCCTCTGATTCGTTAGTTAGATCCATATGGCTTTCTTCTGCTAGCATGAGAGAAGGATCTAGAAAAAGCAGTGGGAAAAAGTCGAAAAAACCTGGGAAAGTTGTTGCCAATAGGGGATCAGTACAGGCATTATATAGGAGTCATCATCGACGAAGGGAATCTTTACACGGACCTTCACCACGAACTGCACGAGCAGGGGTAAATAGGGGAAGATAATGGATAATGAATTGGAACAACTCATCTCTGATGAAGAAGCTCTTTCGGATGAGATTGCTGGTAAAGTAAGGGAACTCATAGAAATAAATAACTCTATACACAAGAAATGTAAATTTGAATCAAATCTAAGACCCGTATCAACATTTGCTGGAGCAAAGTTACGCACATTAATTGGGCTTTGTAATGTTATAGATCGAAAGAAGAAATTGAGAACCCTTTTATCAGCTATTATAGAACAGGAAGAAGAAGAAAAGGAAAGAGTTGAGAGAAGGAAGAGAAGAGATGAAGAAAGAGCAGCTAGAAAAGCTGCTAAGGAGAAATAAAAAATGCCGAAAGGCTCCAGAAAACACAAAGCTGTGACAAGAGTGGTTAGCAACTCTTCTGTCCAGGCTTTGATGAACAAGAATGCAGCCGCAGATGTGATGCTATCTGGTCAGACCACATTCTTTTCTCCATTTTTGAGCACTGATTTTCTACAGCTCCCTCAGACACCTCAAGAGAAAAGAATCCTTATCAATCACTTCTACAAAACAGACCCCATTGTTGGTCAGAGCATTGATTTACACAGTGAACTACCACTATCTAAGGTGAGGTTAGCCAAACCAAAAGTTTTCAACGAGAAGGAAGCTAAGGCATTTGGCTTCGAAGATGCTAATGACAGAGCTGAATACATCTTAGATTTTTATCTGAGAATGACCAAAAAGGTTAAGTTATTTAGCAAACTTCTAGAAATAGCTCATCAATGGTATCTGGATGGGGATGTCTATATATTTGTTGAAGATAGTGATGTTGACCTCCCAGAAGAACAGTTGGAACGAGAACTCACTCCAGAAGGTACTCTTCGAGATAATACTCGTGAATTGACTCAGAAACATTACAATGGATGGGAGAAACTGTTTGTTTTACCTCCTGATCTTGTCAAAGTTGAATCTATCCAGTTTGCTGATGAAGAAGAAATCGAGCTAGTACCAGACTCCAAAACAAAAAAGTTGATTGAAGAAGCTGACTTCGATGAGGAAGCTGCTAGACGTGTAGAGAAAATACCAGAAGAAATCAAAGAGTATGTGAAAATGGGGGAGAATATCCCATTGGGCACAGATCCTATGCAGGGGTCCTTTGTCTATCACATGGCTCGTAAAAAGATAGCCTATGAAGAACATGGAGTATCTTTGATTGAGCGTTGTCTGCGTATCCTTCTATATCGTGAGAAGCTACGTCAAGCACAGACTCAAATAGCTGATAGGGCTATGACTCCCAAACGTCTTATCTGGGGAGAAGACCTCAGTGAAGATGATGTAGAGGACCTGAGAATTCAAGTAGACACTGCTCTTCTTGATCCTGATTTCAGTATCATCACAAACTATGAGGTGCATTGGGAAGAGATAGGAGCCCGTGATAGGCTACTGGACCTTGCAACAGAGTATGACATCACAGATAAGCATCTATACATTGGTCTTGGTGTCACAGAGTCTCTTCTGGTGGGGGAGACAAGTTATGGGGGAGACCGTTTAAGGATTGAGGTCATTAATACTCGATATCTTCTGTTTAGAGAAATTATCCAGACCTTTGTGGAAGAGTATATATTTGAGCCTGTAGCTCGCAAGAAGGGCTTTCTGGAGCATGATAAGTGGGGGAATATCAGAACCATCTATCCCAAGCTACAGTTCACTAGACTAGCGTTACGTGACAATCAAGACACATACGATCAGATGTTCAACTTGTACCAGAAAGGGTCAATTTCGATTGGTGTTATTCTTGAGCTACTCAATATTGATCCTGAAGATACTCGTGCTCAGCTTGAAAAAGACATGTTTACGGTGAATGATGCTGTATTTAATGAGCTAATTCGGGCTCTTTATGATCGAGTATCTGATCAGATTGCAGAAGAAACTAATTTGGCTGAACTCCTTATCAAGAACATGAACTTGAAGAAGAAAGATGAAGCAGAAGAGGAAGCTCCTGCTGATGAAGAACCCTGGCCAAGTGAGGAGTTCTAAGATGAAAAAATTGTCTCAGTATGAGACTAAGATACTAGTCGAGGCATTGCAGGATACTTTGAAGAAACAGATGGATAATTATGTCGATAATATCCGTGAAATCAAAATGATGCTCGATGCTGAAGTCAAGAATTTTCCTCCAAAACTAAAAGGTGCTCTTCATAGGTACTATAGTCTATTGGATGAAGTGCAAGCTAAGATACTTGCCTTGAAAAGCAAAAGTGAAGACCTCCTTGATGATTTCCCCTCAATAGAAGCATGGTCATTAAACAAGGTCATTGTAGATGCTGAGGCTTTTCAAAATCTCTTACAGTCTCAAGGTATAGATACCAAATATCAGAGACAAGGTGGTTTGTTGTTATGGGATTCGGATAACCTTTCTATCTATGCTCAAAGAGACCCCTCGAAGAATGGAAATATGGGTAAAGTCTTTTTGGTAGGTAATGATAAGGTTGTGAAGAGTATGGTGTCTCAGCTCAAGAAAATTGGTGATGTGTCTGGAGAAGAACGAGACGTAGCTATACCTTTATCTGTTTAGGAATCTTTTTAGATTATCTGAAGCTTTGAATTTCACATTTTTCTGTGATTTTGTTTTGGTAGGTTTCCCATCATTGATAATTCTTGATTGTATAATTCTAGATTTTACTTTCTTGACTCTGAAAGTTCCAAAGTTCCTCAGGGTGAGAACCCCTTTTATTCTAAGTGTATCTTGCATTATCAACATAATTGCTTGGTACAATGCTGTAGCTTCTGATTTCTTCAACCCAAATGCTTCTGCTTTCTCTATGACTTGACAACGGAATGATTTCATGCCTAACCTCCTTGGGGGAATCTATAATAAATAGATAGCAGTATAATAATACCAGGTCAAATTTTTAATGGAGGTTATAGATGTCCGCTAAAGAAATCAAATTCTCTCAAGACGCTCTATCACAGATATCTGAAGGAATTGACTTATTTGCTAAGACTGTGGGAGTCACTCTTGGCCCAAAGGGGAGACATGTTATATATGACAAGAGTTTTGCTACCCCAACGGTCACTAAGGATGGTGTGACTGTTGCTAAGGAGATAGAACTGGAAGACAAGTTCCAAGACTTGGGATGTAGGTTGATTCGTGAAGTGGCATCTAAAAGTTCTGATACTACTGGAGATGGTACTACCACTGCTACAATACTAGCTCAGTTCATTGTCAAAGAAGGTATTAAATTAGTTGTAGCAGGTCATGACCCAAATATGATCCGTGCTGGAATGAGACGAGCTGTAGATCTAGTTGTAAAGGATCTTAGAGAGAAAACAAAGCAAGTCAAAGACCCCAAAGATATATATCAAGTAGCTCTTATTTCTTCCAATGGTGATGAAGAAATTGGAGGTATGATTGCTGAAGCGTTGGACAAGATAGGGCAAGATGGGGTGATTACAGTGGAGGAATCCCAATCTATTGACTCTTCACTGAAGATCATCGAAGGGATCAAGATAGATCAAGGGTATCTTTCCTCTGATTTCCTGAAAGATGATGTCAAGGTAGAGTTGGAGAAACCTTATATTCTGGTTACGGACCAGAAAATATCAAGTCTCCATACTATGGCTAATGTGCTCAATGAGGTAGCTGAAACTGACAGACCATTACTAATCGTAGCAGATGATGTAGTCAAGGAAGCTCTCCAAACCTTAATTCTTAATCACCGTAAAGAAATTCTTGTCAGTTGTGCTATTAAAGGTCCAGGTGTGGGAGATAAGAAAAGAGATGTGATCAGTGACATAGCAATCATGACGGGGGCTACATTTGCCACCAAGGACCTCGGAATAGCTCTTCCCAACCTAACTATTTCTGACCTGGGACAAGCAGATAAAGTTGTAATCACCAGGAAAGACACTCTAATCATTGGTGCTAAGGGGGATATGGATCAGATTGAGCAAAGGATGCATGAAATCAAAGGTCAGATCAGGTCAGCATGGAGTGAGTTCGACATTGAAAGGTTCCAAGACCGGTTAGGTAGGTTAGTGGGTGGTGTGGGGGTCATTTATGTAGGTGCTGCTACAGAAATTGAACTCAAAGAAAAGAAAGCTCGTGTTGAAGATGCCTTGAATGCTACTCAGGCTGCTGTAGATAGTGGTGTGTTGCCTGGTGGTGGGGTAGCTCTATTCAGATCAGGTTCTATGCTCGATACAAAGCTATGTCTTGAAGGTGAAGAACCAGGGTTCAATATTATTCGTAAGGTTCTTGAAATACCGTTACGGAAAATAGCTGAGAATGCTGGGAAAGATGGCTCTGAAGTTGTTATGGAGCTTATGAAGAATGATGATTATTTCTGGGGTTTCAATGCCCAAACAGGACAATTTGAACATCTGGATACTGTGTTAGATCCTGCAAATGTAGTGATTGAAGCTTTAAGGAATGCTGTGTCTATAGGGGGTCTTTTACTAACTACTGAGGCTGCTATAGTCAAGTCAGAAGAATAAACCTTCTACCAAAGTGTGTGTCACTTCTCTCTTCTAAACTAACCATTTTGACTCTTGTCTTTTCACCACCAACTTTCAGCTCACTAAGGGGGAAGATCACCATCTGAAAGTCTTTTATAGCTTTCTTGATCCGATCTCGTATCGTGTACGAAGGAACTTTGTGCTTCTTACATATCTGATTGTAGCTATATCCTTCCTTCAACATCTCATAGTATGGCATAAGTTCAGGGTCATTTTCTGAGAGCCATGTTTCAAATTGATTTAGTTGGTGGGACATCTGGAAAAATCGTTGAGGATTGATTTGTGCCTGCTCACTTCTATATAGAGTCCGTGGCACATCCTCAATCATCTGATCTAACGAGCGTTCATCTTGGAACTTTTTGCCCCTGTTAAATCGATTGATCAAGACCCCTCGTG